AACACCTGCTGTTGGAGGAAACAATGGTATTCGCATTCTCGACAACCCATTTGTATTTATTGGCATTTTTTACCGCAAATTTTTTGTCGTATCCCAGATCAACCACATCGGTTTCATAGTCTAAAATCTGTGATACATACGCCGATCGCTGGTCCTCTGAGGTTCGAATAAACACCCCCTGTGAATCGGTAGATATAAGTTGTACACTGTCGTCGCTTTTCAACAATCTATACTCACGTTCCGTTCCCAAATCTTCTGCTTGTATACAGGTCAGGCCGGTGTCTGTCTCCTGAGCAAGTAAATGGTCTCGGATGGCATCTTCTAGATCGTTTGGTTCCCCAACCTTTTCTTCACCGTCGAATGGAACTATTTCCGGGGCAGCGGGTTCCGGCTCGAGAATTTCTTTAAACTCTGGAATTTGAAGTATAAGACGCTTGGTGCGTTCGTCTGACCTATCAAACCATTCCCGCATGTCCTCTTTGTTTCGCATGTCTTCGGTTTCATAAGTGTGGTAAAAATTTGCAAACTGGAATAGCCAATCGGAATCGGTTACTTGAACACTGTCACCACCAAAAATAACGGTTATATCACAACCCATCTCGCAATTATCCAATATATAACATATATTCTCACGGTCATAAAATTCCAATGACTTTATTTGGTCCAAGTTAATCGGTGCTCTTGTAGACTGGGGATTATACATATTATACAAACGTTCGTCTTGCATGTCTCTTCTTACCACTTTACCATCGTATTCAAAGTCTGGAAATACTTCGTCGAACCAAGTGGTTTTATCCACAGAGATATCATTTATTAGAAATTTTATTTCATTGGTATTTTCATATCTGTATTGTGTTAACCCTATCTGAAATGTAATTATAATGGAAGACGAATTCTTTCTCGATTTCCACAGGGTGCATGCAATTTGTGCCCGTGTATACTGGAGTTCGTCGTCTTCTGTAAATGCAACCTCTCCCTGAAAAGAAATAAGTTGATTATTTAGATCCCTCCTAATATCCCCGTTCACCTTTGAAGTTTGAGAAGAATCACACTGATACGATTTCATCATGCGATGAGAATAAGCGTGTGCCCAACTGGGTAGCATTTACAGAAGGATAAGAATATTTTATACTATATAAATATTGAATGTGTAAACAAATGGATAATGAACTATTAAAATGTATTCTATCATGTGATGGTGTTAAATTCGCCCCGCCAGAATTTGATAAAGTATTTATGTATGTAAAAAACTTCTGTCATTTTAGCGCACGCGCTGCCGGTAGAGCTTTGGATGTTTGTAGCGATGTGGCTGTAATAGATATATTAACCGGTAAGTACGTTTCGGCTACGGATTTAAAACAGCCGTATACCCTCGGACCAGACACCCAATATATACAAGCGTATCCAAAGCTCGTAAACAAAGGAATGTCGCACGTACCACAGATATTTGTACATAGTCCAACCGGGTGGCAATACACCGGTGGTAGCGACGACTTTGATCGACTTATTGACAGACGCAATACCAGTGTTGAAACAGTCCAGACCATGTTGGATCAGGTGAAATTTTAAGCTCCTTTAACATGGGTACCATGAGTGGCAATACCCTATCCACGTTTTCCCCGGTCTTGCATGAAATATGCGCGGTCGGGTAAATAGATATATGATAATTTTTACATTCGTCAATCTTATTCCCTACAAGAACTATTGGTATATCCCCCTGTTCTTTCCGCAACTTTCTGACCCATTTCTCTATTGGGCTGTGATCTATCGTCTCATAAAACACAATGGCCCCATGGGCATATTTATAATACATTTTACACGCTATTTCAAACCGTTCTTGTCCCGCTGTGTCGTGTAAAATATATTTTTGACCGTTGTACTCGATTACTTCCATGTCTTTACCTATCGTTGATATATAAGAATCGCTGTATGTATTATGTTTTATACGCCTCGCAAAAGCAGTTTTACCACTGCCACTGTTACCGACTAGTATAATATTTTGCATTTAATATGTTAGATTATTGGCTTAAATACTATATAAGTCCATTTACATACGATTAAATGATCATATATGTGAAGAATAGCATTTTGTTTCTATACTATGCTATTCTATGCTTCCTAATGTTAACGAAAAATATAGTGTTTGTAAAATCCGTCTTTTTTTATTTTTTCCCGGTCATGATGGTTTATTATATGTGCATGTTACACCCAAGAATCCACATGATGTACATCTACTATGTGATGGAAAAGAAATACGTCCGCTGGAAACAAGTATGGCAGTTCTTTTTTCATTTTGCGATGTATTTACACGATGATAATATGTACATATCACTTGGGTCTCTATTGTATCTGTTTCTATATAAAGAATTGTATTTCGTTCTTAGTTTTGCGGAATCTAGGCTTGGTAAGATAGAAGAATCCATCCATGAAAAGATACCAGAATACAGGATTGCACACTTACACTTAAATGTATTTAAAGAAGACATGGATAATAGATTTCACGAGTCGTGTTTTAATACAAATAGACTTTATGTTTTAGAAAGTACCGGAGAATCAAGAAAAACACAACTTGGAATTTCAAACTACCGGGATGTGAGGAGAAAGGATAAACCCCCTAGGGACATGGGGGACGAGGAACAAGTTATGTATATTGCTTCTAGTAATGAAACCACGTTTCTTGAAAATAGACAATACTTTATTTTTTATCCGGTTGCTATATTGGGAATCCTTTTGTTGTTTACAATGGTGGGCTCTACCAACCCGCTAGCAACATATTTCAATTTATCATTGATTTTGAGCGATCTATTAAGTTATATGTTCATGCGATCACAGCGACATGACGTATCCGTTGACGTAAATTATGCCGTTTCTGCCTTATTGTTTGCCCAATTGCACTACAGCAACATACCATCCCCATAAACATGACAAACGAAGGTACCCAATCTCTATCAATATTAACCGCGAATGGACTTGTGGTCATGTGGAACAAAAACATAACCAATACAAACAGTGCAATGTATCTGAATATATCCATGCATTTGTCACATTCAGATGTATAATATATATCTCGGCGGTATTGCGTTGGTACAATACAACACATGCACGGTGGGGTTATCAACTCTGCCTCTTCTTCAAACTCTGGTGGAATTTCTTCTATAAGCTCTACAGGTGGCCCGGGGTAGGGTGTTCTACAAATACCACATTCTTGTCTACCATACATTTTCATAATTAATATACACGACGGATGAACATGCATGGTTTTACATAAACACGGGGCGGGAGTGTCACATGGTTCATAGCAAACATAACATTCTGACATTATTAACTATGTAAAAACTTATTTATATACTCAGTATCTCCCACTCTTTCGGACGATACGAACTACAATCTGCTATACATACCCGTACCTCGTTTATTTTTATGGTGTTTATTTTACCGACTATTGCCAATTCCACCGGGTGAAATCCACCGTTTAATCTATATGCTAGCGAAATATGAAGACCGTTTGTCAGGGGCTGCTCGATAGAATAAAATTGTTTGTTATTCTTGATATAACATGTTATGACCGGGCGTCCAATAGGTGAAAAACTTTCGTTCTTTGATACATGGCTCTTATATAATTCTAGAGCTTCTTCCTTTCCTAGCGAGTGGCGAATGGTTATATGCGCTGTAAATGGCTCGGTATTAAATACTTGAGAGTACCGTTTTATTTGCTGGTGTATTATATGTTTATCTTTTAAAACGTACCATACACAGTATTTAAACATTTATTTATCTACGGTAATATTAAATAGTCATGGATTTCAAAACGTGGCATAAAGGAATCGATTGGGATAAATGGGAAATGAAACATTCTGGTTCGTATGATTTTACGCTTATTCGTGATAGTGATTATCGGGTGATATGTAATTTTGGTAAACGCCGGGTATTGGTGTATCAATTACTTCATAAAAAAAGAAACTTTACTGGTGTCACCTCCTATGACCAAAATACCATATCTAAAATACTTAGGGATTGGGAAAATGGAACTGTTTATATGAAACTAAAGGTTTAAGCGTAACCGTCTTCGATTCCACAGTTACGACATTCGTAGGTTGTGTGTTCATTCATCATGCGTGGCATGGGCATCCAATTGTGGTCGCACTCTTTTTCACCGAATACCACCTCCGGATTTGGTATTGAAACAGAAAGATCGTTTCTGCGCCACGAGTTGTATTTTCTACCACCGCCACAATGGCGTTTGTTACCATTCGGAATCCGCACTTGCTTTCTTTTTCTTACTGGCATAGAGTTGTTTATACGTGCTATAATGGGATCGTCGTTGGGATTGGATAGTTTCATTGTGATTTATAATAGATATGTCTTTACTTTTATAACTCGTCGATACTGTTTTTTTATTATATCGTTTTGACGTAGCCCCGGTCCTATTATATATCCCGGTCCTATTATATATACAACCGGCCCGACACGCACATTGTGGCCCGACCATACATATATGTCCATTTTTATACCTGTCGGACCACAATGTAACTGGAATTTGTACCAACTGGTAATAATAATGGTTATAATGGTTGTAAAACTTGTATTATGGCTTCAAAAACGATAACAAAAACATTACTTGCAATGTTTCACCGCTACGGACCAGACGAAGAGGTTTCTGTAGAAGATGTACAGTTATTGCGCCAGTACATAGATCCATATTTACATAAAAAGAATAAACGCAGCGGGATTACCACCAAAATATTGACCACCAATAACAATATGTATAGGAGCGTCGTGTTGTATTATTACAACAACAGCGGTGAAAGCAGCACTGCCAGCATACCAAAAGCAGTTCGTTATTATCTTACGGGTGGTCTTGAGACTCAGCGACATAGATTTTATGACGCAATTCGTCACGAGGTTGGATATCAAATTGTAGCGTATAAGAAATCATTGGGTGGACCAGACTGTGATAGCGTCATCTGTCAACTGTGCGGTACAACATGTGATAAGGGGACGTCACAGACAGACCATTTCCCGACCACTTTTAAAACACTCTCGGACGATTTCTTCAAAGGGGATTATACACATGCGTTAAAAAAAGTAGGAATTTACAACATGTTAAAGTCTGAGGAGTTATCAAGAGATTGGAAAGAATATCATAATTCTCATGCGGGATATAGGGAATTATGTGCCCCGTGTCATAAAAGCGTATAAATATTGTCCCAAATTCTTTAAATGTTAAGTCTAATAGTCCTTTTATTAAACATGAGTATGGGATTATCAAATATTATGTTGGACCCCGATTATACAAAACCACCCATTACGGCCAGTGTCGAGTTACAGGTGCCACTGACGCCTCTCATGGCATACGACTGTAGGTCAGACGGGCATACTATTTTAGTACGAGAGGCCGCGATGGATGGTATACCTCTAACGGATGGGAACATTATTCTGGATTATCATGTTCCAGAAGGAGTAGTGTGGGAAGATATTAAATACCGGACCAATATGGGATCTTTGTTTATTACCATACCGATTGTTTACCCTCATTTTTACACGGTACAAAGTATCAATGAGAGGGGGGTGTTAGTATAAATAATATAGTCGATATATAAAATGTGTAAACATGTTAGCTTTACGCTTATTGTTATTGCAAGTATATTAAATGTTTTAAAGGTTTCATATAATCTATACGAATCACCGGTATATGTATACGATAATAATGTCACTGGCACATGTGGTCTTAGAGAAAGTACGCGTATACACTGTGGACTATGTGGACAATGTTCCAATAACCACGACTACGATGTATACCACAAAACCAAAAATAATCTCACCGGTATAGCAAAAAACTGTGCTATTACAGGTGTATTTGCCGGTCGAGACATGTCTATAAAATGTTTCGACGAAAACGCTGGTCTAACACCCGGTTGTAGAGATTGCTGGTTGGAAAATATAGATTGTGATAGAAAACACTGTTTCTTTCCATGTCTATGGGAGACCCTGCTTGGTATAGAACAGAATAGGGACAAGAATACCCTTAGCAAATGTTTCGCATGTGATGAATATTACTGCCTAGATGGGTTCATTTCGTGCGCTGGTATGAGCAGGCGACGGGCTGGGATATTTACTGATATCGACCGTCACCCAAGTGAAATGTGCTCAGACATATAACCCCAGTGCATACATAGCGACAACGGCCACGATAACTGGTACACCGACGGACAGAACATAGACAAAACTATTGCACCTCATGGGTAGTTTGCATCTCTTTGGTGGATGGACCACGAAATAGTGATACATATAATCCACCATGGCCAGTCCTATGAATACCAATCCGATGAGAGCGATGGTGCTATTTTCTTCTTTTTTAACCAGAGCAGCGACGCCCAAGGCTGTACGGACATACGCCAATAGAGTTCTCTTGTTAGCGAGATCCGTGCGCACACTTGCCATCTCTGTTCGTTCGTTTGCTTCGACGGTTCTCTCCAATGCCATTTTAGTCCCCACCTTTTTATCCTTTTCTGCCCCCACCGTTGATTCCTTGAAATCACTTGATCTATCTTCGTCGGTGCGAATCATTTGGACCGCATGGTTGATTGGGACAGATTCGGTTTCACTGGGACTTGGGTCTAGAAAGGTAAGGCGACTGCGCATCATTTATGTTATGCCGCCGATAGAATAAATACTGTATAAATATTAATATATACATACCATAAATGGAATTTCACGCGGAAGAATTACTGACCTTTCAACATCGACATTTTGATAATGACATCAGACAGGAAAATCTTCAGCTGAAGCTCAGAATACGAGAACTGGAGAGTAAATTGGCACATATACATCGTTTGACATTTAATCAATTGATGGTAGATGTAATACCACATCGAATAAATACTTCTGTATATAAGTAATATTGTATATTATAAATGTGGTTATTTGTTGGTTTTTCAGACGAAGAGATAGGAGACACTTCGTTCAATGGAGAATATCTTACCTTGGGGTTGGATGGTTCCATACAGGGGGATATATTTAATCTGTCTACATGGAATTGCATTTACAATATGTATGGTGGGCAATACTTTGATGCCATTATGACAGACGGGGGGTTACATGGTATAGAGAGGGTAGACGATATCATAGATTTAAAACATAAATTATTAAAGGATAATGGGTTCATATACAATTACTACTCTGTGATAGGCCATAAAGTCAACGACCCACTAAACAGGGGGTATAAATTCACCTTTTGGAAAATACCAAAGAGTGAATATACCACAGAGAACCACGATAAAGAATACAACGGGTTGGCAACTTTGTCGTGGTCGGATGTGGTACGAGCCAGATTGAGACTAATTATTTAGTGTATAAATTTCTATAAATAATATTATACCATGAGTATTCTAGACATATTCAGGAGTTGCCCCCCATGTGAGTTCGGTGGAACAGAATATTTTGGTGATTCGGATGGATTTACCGATCATGTAGAGAAAATAATACCGGTATTCGATGCTTTTTCAGAAAACCCACTTCTAACAAACCAAATACATAAAGTTTATAAAAAAACTAAACCACTGTATGAATTCGAAGAAAGCAAGGGTGAAATAATAATAACATACAAAAAAGATGAAAATTGGTATTGTTTCACCATACCTTTTGTAAATGCTACACACTATACGGGAAAGAAAACTGCTCAGATCAACATATCCAACAAAGGATGGTTTACAATAGGATCGTTGTTAAATGTTACATTGGGTTGTGACGATTATAGCTGTTGTATAGAATTAGAACTGTTTATAGAAATGAACAAAATAAAAATAAATCTGGGAAATTTTTCGCAAGAATTTCCACTGTTATCCTTATATGTTAACGGTTAAAACGCATCGTCCATCCCAAATGACATGGTAGTAGGACGCGAATATTCGCCTACCCGGCGCTCAAAGAAGTTTGTTTTACCCTCTAGTGATATCATGTCCATGAAGGGAAACGGGTTCTTTACTCTGTATAACTTATTGTAACCCAAACTGTTTAGTAAATGATCCGCTACAAATTGTACATACTGTGTCATCATATCGTAATTCATTCCCTTCAAATTCTCCGGTAGGGAATGTTTCACAAACTCCATTTCCACTTCCACCGACGACTCGACTATCTCGAGTATTCTTTTACGTGTCAATTTGGGACACATCTTGTACATTGCCACGGCAAAATCACGGTGTAGACCTTCGTCTCTGGATATCAACTCGTTGGAGAATGTAAGACCGGGACAAAGACCGCGGTTCTTTAACCAGTATATGGCACAAAAGGACGATGAAAACATAATTCCTTCTACGCACGCAAAAGCGACCAGTCTCTCTGAAAAATTAGTCACACACCCTCGCTTTGCTTCCATATGCTTCAATGCCCATTCCGCTTTGGCTTTTGTACCCGGGTGATTTTCGATATGATTAAATAAGGCACCTTTCTGTTGGTCCGTGGCCAATGTATCAATCATAAGCGAGTAAGTTTCCGAATGTATGTTTTCCATGGCCGCTTGAAACGAATACATTGCCCTAGCCTCTGGTAGCTGGACCTCCGCACAGAAATTGATTACTAGATTTTCTACTACCAACCCGTCCGAAGCGCTAAAAAACCCAAGAATGCATAAAATGAAATCCCGTTCGCTTTCGCTCAATTTTTGCCAGTCTATAGTATCTTGAGACATGTCAATCTCCTCCACTGTCCAAAACGACGCTATGTGTTTTTTGTAAAACTCAAATAATTTGGGGTATTGAATGGGGTATAAAACAAACCGGTTTGGATTCTCGGTGATAAGAATAGACATATACTATTATTTTTTCGAGTCTTATATACTATATTTTACAATAAAATAAAACGTATGGTCTGTCGCTTTTATCGGGCAAAGTTGATATTGGGTTGACTTCTTTGTCGTTGCACAGAGACCAAGAACCGTCTCTCTTCATACACGCTGCGGTATAGTGTCCACCGAATGTATTTCCAGAGTGATTGCATATCGCATATAATCTATATCGTTTGTCCATGATATCTATTTCGGGTGTCATTTCTATCTGTGTATTTATTTTGGAATTCCCCTGAAATCGTTTCAAGTGTACAACAACAACACTACCGGGTTCTATTCCCAACTGTTTGCACGATTGCATTTTTAACTTGCATTTGTCACATTCTATAGGTGTGTCTAGAATCTCTTCTTTACAAAACTCTTCTATCAATTCTTCTACAGACACGGCGAGATGGATATCGGGTATCTGAAGAGATAACGTGGTGTATGGATAGTTGGTTTCCGACCTATTTTGACACCGCGTACATGTGATGGTAGACAACATCTTGCCTTCGAATGGATTTTTAAACTCTTTTAATTCTGTAAAGAGACTATCAATTAGATACAATAACAACTCATGTGCATCGCATTGTTTCATTATTTTAAATTCCGAGGTCTTTCCAAGTTCGCGGATTAAAGTGTAGAGGTGTTGTATGGGCGCATCCGCGTATAATAACTCTACCAACGAAGAAACCAAGGAACTATCCTTTTCGGAATTGTATGATTTTAACATGTAAACCAGTTCTTTACTAAACCGTAGACATTGTAATGTACTGTTTATATAACATGTGTTGCCCAGATTTGGTAATCCTTTACCTAAAGACATTTTATTATTAATTATAAATACTTATATAGTGATTTTATTATACTCGTCGTCGCAATACTTTTTGAGTTGTTCCGGGGTTATTTTTTTACCCTCTACGGATTCGCGTATCGCCTTTGTTATATGCTTCTGTCCGTTCGTCAAAGTAGGTTTGTTTATATCGTAAAGATGCAACCCGTTGGCTTCAGGGAGGGCGGATTCCAAATATCTGGATTTTTTTATGATATAAACACCCGACATAAACAACCCATTTCGCATTATGTACAAACACGCGGGCACAAAAATTTTAAATGAAAACGTTGAATTTTGAGACACTGTTTTTATACAGAACATTTTCCAATATGCGATCAATTCCTTTGTAAATTCTTTGATAAGGCGGTCTTGTTCGCCCCTTGACTTCATTACTAGGTGCGTAAACATTGGCTTCTTTTTCATCTGGTGCAAATACAGCGTAAGTGATGTGATATATGCCTTTGGTTTGTTGTGTCTATCACAGTACCGCCTGTATTTATTAACCACCTTTTCAGAATCTTTCCGCAATTCATTGTGCTTATGAAGTTCGGATTGCATTCTTCTCCTTGAAAACAACAACCTATTCAGTATGTCTTTGCAAGTCATAACACATTGCGTGATTCGTATGTTATGAATGCCGGAATTTTTTACACGTCCATCCTCCCCCCGACTAAACATATGGGGGTCTCTTTTATCCTGAATAAGAGTTGGTACACATCTGGAAGATATATGCCATGCTCTTACCGTTTCTGATTCATATTGTACCCCGGATATGACACATACCTGACAGTTGTCGGCATTTGTTATTCTTGCCCCGTCACAGTTGGTATGACAGCAGTGTATTTTCCCAGTGTTTTTACATAGATATATATTGTAAAGGCGATTCACCAGAGTCTCGTTAGATACCCATGGTAATGGCTTCAAGTATTTGCAACATATTGCATACTTACCATCTTTCGCGTGGATCTCGATTGCCAAATTATCTATTTTACAGGTCGTGTAAGAACAAACGTGCGAGACATTATTCGTTTTTGCCAGCGAACTGAGATGGCTTGCAACGGTTGCCGGTGATGGGCATCTATCCAGTTGCATTTTGTTTACATCTAATTTATATTTATACGGCTTTATGCAACTTTGTAATTATTTGCATGACAAGTACCATGTGCGTGAGTGCGTGAGTCTTGTGCGTGAGTGCGTGGTCGGACCAATGTCGGGCCACTTATACTGTATCATATACCTATGTCGGGCCACTTATACTGTATCATATACCTATGTCGGGCCACCGCGGCTTGTACCAAACTAGTCCTTCTCATGGGTTGGTTCTACAACTCCCACGAAAACGTTAAGAGTATACTAAAAACCACTTAAGAGCAAATCAAATCAATTTAAAAGCAACAATAATCACCATGCAAAAGGAAAACCGATCCAAGCGTACTCCAGCCCAACAGGGGAAAATCGACCAAATGTTGTTAAAAAAAAAAACTGACAAGGAACGAACCAAAAAGCGGACCATGGCGCGGGATGCAAAATACCATGGTGGTCTGTTCCAGACCACAGACGATGCACCAAAAACGCACGGTGTTAAAGATAAAAAGAAGGCCATCCTATTCTTGCAACGCCTATGGAGGAGTAATCGTTTCGATTCCTGTCTTGTGGAAGCCAGAGCACTAATTGCGAAATATGATATCATGGGTCGCTACGCGTTTCCCGGTATCCCCGCCCTCATACGTTGTAGTAAATACGGCGGTAATAAATGGTCGTGTGGCGTTTATCATGGGTGGTTGGTACGAAGTGGTCTGTGTCGTTCCGCCATTGTCCAAGAATTGGTGTTTAACTTTCTAAGCGCGTTATCACACCAACCGGTTATGTCAACGTGGAGGGAAGAATACTACGGTAACATCCCCCTGTGCATGCCGGACGAGTACAACCGCGAACTCCATGATTTGGCAACCTTCAATTTAGAATCGGCGGAGCGCATTTCAAAGCGTAGACAAGCGGCGATTCTTATCCAACAAGCCTTTCGAAAAAAACGAAAACGTGATCACCGGGAAAATATATTGAACGGGGATGACTTTGGTATCCGTTTAAATCTTCGCAACGACTCGTTATTAAAATCCAAGGTGGGTGAAGGGTGGTTTAAACTACCCCGAGAAGGAGTGTGTTACAACTTTTCTAGGGTGGTAACGGAAACCAACGTGTTCTATGACCGAAAGTATTTCGTGTTTGAATGTTCTGCGCCCTTTGATGAAGATATATACAAGGAATGCGAATGGAGGTTGAGTTGGGATCTCAACCATATCATGTGTCGGGTACACATTTGTGGAAAGGATACCACAATACTCCTCCATTGCAATGAATTCTCCGTGTACAACAACGATGAAAACATGTTCTACGAACGGAATCCAGACTTGTATTATCGAGCACGGCCTATGGATTCTCTATCGGACACGGATTCCATGCCTTCCTTGTATGAACATTACACCGAAGCGGAGGAACGTGCGGTTGAGTGCATTTGCAAAAGGTGGCGTCTCTATCAGATAAAACGAATGAGGCCTTTTTATCTGGTACCGACAATGCATACGGATTCAAAGCCGTATCTTTTTCGTCCAAAACTGGATGAACCTTGGAAGCAGAAACCATCTTTTCGAATGGTGTATTTCCTTATCAACAACGAGGTGACCACGAAGGATTGTGATAACAAGGGTGGGTGCGTTGGTCCTACGAAAATGGATTGGAAGACGCACAAGATGGAAAGTTTATGTTGGGATTGTAATCCAAAGGGGGAGGTTAGCCTACGCCATTGGGAATATGGTGAAGACTACACTGTCCGCATAACAAATAATGTCGAACGATTTAACAGTATAAAAGCCAGTGAACGGGCATTTTAAATGGATTGGAAGTCCTCCGGTGATCGTCAACTTGAATATTTAAAAAACATAGCAGAAAATTCTTTTACATTGTTGGAAGAAATACGCCACATGCGTGAAGAATTAACATTATTAAACAATAACTTATTTGGTGTATTGTGTAATGACGGTATATCTTCTAGTCCCCCTCTTCCCAATGCTGGTAAACCTGCCGTCGGTTTTACTGAGGAAAATAGGACGGTACTTGCACGTCATCGACCATGTCAAACTGGAGATGGTGGTACACCAAAAGATAGAGCTGAGACGTATCATTAGATTACGATATCGGTACGAACCCCTTACTATTGGGAATATTTCTTGTAACTATATTGTTGGAGCTTTTCGTTTGAATTGGTCTCACAATGGTTACAATATGTACTGGAACGACAGCAGGAGCAGAAGTAACAGAGAAGCAATACGACGTATGGATGATTTACTGAACTGATACTATAAATAAGATTTTAAATCTTTTAAATGTTTTGGTTTATTTGTGGTGTTATTATGGGCATTTATTTAGACCAGACCTTTACCATTCCCAGTATTCAAAAAACTATAGAGCATTACCGAGCGCGTAACAATAAGTCATAAATCATATAAAGTATAGTATAAAAAGTTTGTTTTATTTCACAAATGTATGAATCTATTGTATTGGGATTTGGACTTGTTTTGTTTTTCCTGAGTTGGTATACCCCCTTGCCGTACGGTAGGTTCAACGAGCAAATGGATCTCCCGTTAAAAAATATACCAAATCGATGGTTTATTGGAGTTGCCAATTTACCGGCGCTGGTATGCCTGTGTTTTCAGACCGACGGGTTGTCAGGATTTGGATCTGCCGTACTTGCCTTTTTATTTACGCACTTTGGATTTCGTTCGGTTATAGTTCCAATAGTAACCGGGTTTATCTATACATCCGATGAAAAGAAAGTGTCTGTATTAACCTTAGTACCGCTTGTTGTTTACAACGGCTTTGTGGGTTGGACCTTAGCTTATATGTGCACCTCGTTAAAAGGATCTATGGGAGACTATTGGATGGACTGGCCTCTATTAATAGGAGCTGGCACCTGCTTACTACTGAATGTTTATTACGATATATATGTCAACTACTTGAGATGCCACGGTGAAGGCTTAGAAGTGGACAAAATGTACATCAAAGAAGCATCGCTATGTAAATATTTCGATTTGATGTTTGCATTGGGTATAACAAACCCAAATTACTTTTTTGAAATAATAGAATGGTGTCTAATACTTCTATTGACGTGGCACACTGAGAGTTTTGCCTATTTGATTTCTACGGTATTGATTTTATGGGCGCGTGGATTACATAATTCGCTCTGGTATATATGTAATAAATAATAGTATAACTTATTTCATATTATTAAAAAATGTCTTTCTTTGTATTTAAAAATCATGTAATACCAACCGGTAGATTCTTTGAAGATGAGGTTTATCGGTGGTATGTGGACGGTCTGAAAAAAGACGGCTTTCTACCGTCCAGCTTTGATATAGGCTTTAGGATTAGGAAAAGGTGGAGACGCGAAGATGTCTGGAACGACTATACCATCTCTATAGAGGTTCCAGACCGTATAGTCCAAACACAGGCCGTGATGTCGGATTCAATGGATCAATTGTGGTTGGATAAAAAACCGGGACGTAAAAAAAAAGTTGATGGTACGTTTAACTATTCAAACAAGAAATGTGGCATATGTCTAGAACGGTACGGTGATAAAATTAGACTAAAAGATTGCAACTGCCTATTCCACAAAGATTGCATAGAGACTTGGACCCAATACGGAAATGTGTGTCCTAGGTGCTTAAAGACTATAAATATGGACCATGGACAATAGAAACATGCAACGTCAAAAAAGAAAAAGAAAGGAAGAGAGCACGCTGGCCGAAATACTGCGGTTTACGAGAAGAAACAAACGATTTAAAGAGTTATACAAACACCTAAAGACACTGGATGGATTAATAGGCATGACAGAGCTAAAAGAGTCTGTTGTTTCCCAGATTCAATTTATAATAACTACCGGTGGTCAATTGGACAGCCACTTTCTGAATACATCTCTAGTGGGTCCACCGGGCACTGGTAAAACAACCGTAGCTGAAATACTTCATAAGATATGGTTGTCGTTGGACATATTTAACGACGATATGCCATTCACTATACTTCACCGTAGTGATTTCGTGGGTTCCTATATGGGTCATACCTCGAACAAAACGCGTAAAATACTTAACAAGTATGCCGGTTCTGTAATCTTTATTGACGAGGCTTATTCTCTTATGAACGGGGACAAAGACGAGTACGGTAAAGAAGCCTTGGACCAACTGTGTGCATTTATGGGTGAAGAAAAGTCCAATACCATCGTTATTATTGCCGGGTATGAAGACCAGATCAATTCGCAGTTTTTTGAAGCCAACCCCGGTCTGAAAAGACGATTTGGTTGGCATTTTTCGATTAGTCCATACACACACGAAGAACTATTTCAAATTTTTCAACGCCAACTTAAACTCTGTAGTTGGTCTGTAGATAAAAAATCAGAGGAACTTTTTAAAATTAATTTTAAAAAGTTTAAAAATGCAGGTGGAGATACAGAGAATATTTGTTTCCAATCCAAGTTACACTATTCAAGAGACAATTGGATGAAAAAACGACAGACAAAACACCTGAAATATGACCATGTACAGAAGGCGATGGGTGCCTATTTCAAAGAAAAGCCAGTAGAGCAATTTAATATGTATATTTAATTATTAACACAATGCAATAGCCTATCATACAGAATGTAACATCCATTACACTATTCCAGAAGTTATCTCCCTGATATCCCGGTGAACAACATATGATTTCAGCGATACAAATACCAAGTTCTGTATTCTCTATGGTTTCGTACAAAACGGCCAGACCAAAACAAATGAGGGCAGACCACCCGTCGTCGATAAAGAATATAGGAATGCTATATACTACACCCCAGAATAGATGCGCAAACGACCACCAATCAATTATCGTTGTTTTGGAAGAAGACAGACCTCCTTTATTGCATCGAAAATCACACATGAACTCGGGACATCTCTGTCTGCTTTCCCACCATTCTGACAGTTTACTCATTTATCTTAATACCGGGGGGTTTTATACTCCTGTAAATATAGTAATAACATTTTATTATATACAATTGTTATTTATTCACTCAATCCCCTCTCTTTCTCTTGTTGGTGATAGGAGTAGGCCAACGGAGGTTTCGATGGGGTAAATGCATTGCCACCTCCCTCGCATGATAGGCTTTATAAACCTTCATCTTGTAGTGTTCAAGAGATTTCATAAAACGCGGCACTGCTTTGAACTCCTCACCGGTGCTCTTTACCCGGAGGTCCTCTAAGACTTCATGTTTCATATCACTGGATATTTCCTTGATTTTCTCCCGGTTTTTGGGGAAAGACCAATGATTAGAAGTCCACATCCATGAGGTTTGACCCGATTTTATATCCATTGTGTTCATCTTTATCAGGTCCTTGCACAGGCCTATTGTGCCATCTTTGTGTAGGGCTTCGGTCTCTTTGGTTAGACGAAACCCGATAAAAACACGGTGCATCTTTACCTTGTTCTTTACATTTGCTACCTCGTGAACCATTCTCTCCCAAAATATTAGGAGATGGCCCGGTGGGACCTCGATACTTTCGATAACGTGTTGGCTATTTTTTGGGATCTTGTTAAATCCCTTTGTCGAACCAATGGCTTCTATGTCCATGTGAGAACCCGGGCAGGCTCTCAAAGTGTGAGGAAAATCGTCGTAATTCACCCAACCACCGAATATAAGATCGTCCTTTGCCGCGTACTTAGATTCATCGCGATGTTTTGACTCTCCTCCAACTTTTACGCCTGCTGGGCGATATAACATGCGGTCAATAGTCTGCTCCAAATTTAAATCGTCGTCTTCTCGAAGGAAGTCGTTGAATACTTCAGTCTTTGCTGCTAAATGACAATGCATGCGGGTGTTTCTTACCACATGGTTGTGGAAAGAGGAAGGGGTTCCTAGTGCCGAGAAGGCTCCCAGTACAAAGGGGCGGTTGTCTTCATACATCGCCTTGGGTTCAATGAACTCTGGCATTTTTTGGAGTGCATCGATAAATTTATTTCTCTGGTTAACAAGTGCGAGTTCGTCGTAAATCGGGATGGTTACCCAACCCCTTTCTTTTAGGTGATTTGCTAGAGACATTGTATTTAAATAATTGCGTTGTTTGTATATATGGATGTTAATTATTATTTAAACAATACTTTTGTTCAATTGGGAGTTTGGATTTTCTGCCTTTTGATATGCATGTGCAATATACGCATGTGCTATACTATTATAAAGGGGTGGTGTACCCACGGACCAACCCACGCACAAAAATCAGCCCGCGCACAAAGTGGCCCGACCCACGCACAAGGTACTTGTCCCGACCCACGCACAGGACCATGTAGAGCTATTACCGAATGGCATGACGACGAAAAAGTATATGATCATATAGATTCCCCGGGAATTAAAATTCCTTGTCGTTTATACATAAACGACGAAGGTAATCTCATCTCACACGTTTAATATGCCACATACAACAAAAACACCGAAGCCATGCAAAACCAAGAAGGTCGCGAAGCCATCAAAGAACTGTAAACTTTGGAATTTCTGGTTTTACAACTTCGCAGACTATGAGTACCCGGGTGCCGGAGATGGCGACGAAGCCTTCTATGAAGGACCACTTGGGGATCTAAAAGTTGACGGTAGTGTTTTTTACGATTTCCTCATACGCATACTGTTCCCGGGCATCGATAAGGGATATGTCTATATGGAAGACGAAGACGGCAATGAACTGACACAGGTCCCTGACGATTTGAGTCGGGAAGTAATTGTCTATTTCCACCCGGAGAATATCATCAAAAAGATGCACCGTTACTTGCCGCGCGCCCTTCTTGAAGACCATTATACCGCCTTGGAAGAATGTGGTTGGGATGTTGGTGAATCGCATAAAGGCAAACGCGAGGTGTTCAGATCGTAAATGCAACGATGACTACGATTATCATGATCAACAGAACACCGCCGGAACATATCAGGTAGCCTTTTTCTGAAGCCATATTGAACAAGTGTTGTTTGGGTAGACACATTCGATCGTCTTCTACATCAGCATAAAGACAACATATATAATCATCGGGGGCAGGGTCTTCCATTATTGTAAATACAAGGTTATTTAAATATGTCAATTAATATACAGTTATATCGCTATTTATTCTTATTCTCTCCATTTGAGAACGCTGGATGTTCAACAGCGTTTCCAAATGATTTACTTTATTTCGTAATCCGTCAATTGTTGCACCCGCCCCCATACACGCTTCTCTCATCATTAAGTTATCACTCTCCAGTTTGGACACGTACTCTTCTGTTACCTGCCTCTGGCGTTTGCGAGACCCCTGTGGTTCATCCTCATGTTTGCGTTTTGTTGTGTACACCGTTTCTTTAAACCTTTTACAGGTATCATCTAGATACGTTTCCCGTGTTCGTTTTGGCATTTTGTAAATACACTGGGTTATTTATACAACTGTTTTCCTGAGTCTAGACGGTAACCATTTTTCTACGATGGAATTGGAAATACTTGTAGAATTCCCGGTTAGAATACCACAAACGGTTGTTATATAATAGTTAACATAATCAGACATGGGTATCGGGCCACTTTTTATTAATATGTGACCAGAATAACTCGCTATTATATTCGCCACCAATTGCTCTAATGACCGTATATTATTTTCAAATAATGCACGCTCACACGCTGGACCCAACCACTTAACAGCCTGTAAGCTGGTACAAAAAGATGGATAGATAGGACCACATATGTTAACTATGTTGGTCCGGTATAGTATTTCTACCAGCGCGATTGCATCGGGTAGGGCGGAATGGTTGTCTATGATTTTCTTACCAAACATTCCGTGGTACAAATCGTGCAAGGTGTAGGATGGCTGCTTGGGAATTACTTTCCGGCAGTACAATAGAGAATCTAAAAAATACCAGTTGTATGGTAATTCTAGACCCCTCCGCTTGACTTCAATTTCCATCATCAGTTTGTCCGATTTGAAGTTATTATGGGATATCAATAACACCTTGTTTTCGCCCCATTGACGAACAAATTGTAAAAACATGTTCCATCCGAAGTTAAACCCGACCGCATTCTTATTCTTTAAAAACTCTTCGGTTACATTTGCAAACTCCTCGCTCATAGGAGGTGGAAGGGGGCGTATCCCCGGGTCCATAGTAATGGAAAATTTTGTACCCGATATTAAATGAATAATGCCAATTTCCCAAATGTAACAACGGTGTAAGTTATTCGGAACACCTACATACTCTAGGTCAAATACAAATGTATAGGGTAAAAACTGTTGAAACTCTTTATTAGTAATCAGTGTACCCATGATATAATAAATAAATAGAGGTTTATATACGTTAATTTACAAATTTTTCCAGATACTCGCGATACCCGTTGTTGTATAGATCGCACATTTTATGCTGATATTCTTCACCGGTGTCGTAATTCGATCGAAGGATATTAAACATGGATACCCATGCTTGGTCGCATATTTCCGGGGCCATGTAGAATACCTTTCGGTACAATGATTGCAACACAAGGGTATCTTCATTCGGTGGTATTTCTTCGATAAGAGATTTCAATGTACATGCGATATGATTTGATCTGTCGCACATTTTACTGTCACGGCAAGGCTTATATACTCCTCTGAAAATGTGGGCGATCGCTCGTGCGCTTTTTCCTGCCCTTCGTGCGCTTTGTATGTTTGTTTTTACGCGCGATAGGCTTCGTTTCGTTGTATATGGGTTCCGATGTTTTGTATTTTGTCGAAGTAGGAATTTTACAGTGTGCTTCTGTGGAAGTAATCAACAGTGATAATATAAGTGTGTTATTCATTGTGGATAAATTTGAGATGTTCTTGCATTTTATGACCATATTTCTTTAGTCGTTTTTCCATGCATTTATGACATTCCACGCGGGTTCGGTCATAGATATATGCCGGCATGTTACTCTCACATACACAGCAGGAGGATGAACTCCGTTTCTTTTTCTGGTATGTCGGGCCAGTCGGGCCACCTCTGATAATGCGCCCTATAACCCTACCTTCGTCCCATATGATTGTTACCTTTGGTAAAGTATGTTTTTTCTTTTTAAACAGACGATTGAACATGTTTATGGGTATAAATTGGATATATATACAGTGAAATGAAGACCTGTACCGGATGCAAACAAACCAAAGCGTTCACGGAGTTTCACAAGTGTCATAGGGTACGCGATGGACTCGTAGCCAAATGCAAAGCGTGTAGAAAGGAAACACGTAAGAAACGCTATGAAAAGAACCCCGAAAAGGAACTCACGGTGAACAGGAAGTACCGTAAAAAGAACATAGATAAAGTACGCGCACATGACAAGAAGCGCTACGAACAGAACCCTGAAAAAAGACGTATAATGATCAGGAAGTGCCATCAACGCCCGGAGTACAAGAAACGAAACAATGCACAACGAAGGGAACGTAGAAAGACCGACCCAGCATACCAACTCAAATGTAATTTGCGTGGACGCTTATATCATGCGCTTAAAGGCAGCATTAAGAGTGCAAGTACAATGAAGTTAGTCGGTTGTTCCGTTCAGCATGTAAAGGACCATCTGGAAAAGCAATTCCAACCCGGGATGACATGGGAGAATCAAGGCAAATGGCATATCGATCATATGTTGGCATGTGATACATTTGACCTTGAAGACCCCGAAGAGCAGAGACGGTGTTTTCATTGGACAAACCTTCAACCCTTATGGGGACCGGAGAATAGTAGTAAAGGGGCGGACCCATGGTACACGGGCGAATGGGATCCAATAAAAGGGTGGACATTAGAGAGATTATAATTAAATCATATTGTATATTGTATCTTCACCTTTAAAATTACGATCCGTTCTTTGATCCAAACAACCATCAATGGTATCCAATTTCCATTGAATGGATTTATAAATATATGCATCCAAAGTATCTTTGCATATCACATACTGTATGTGACATGGATTCTCCTGACCAATTCTATGTACACGGTCTTCACTTTGCATCAAAACACCCGGGACCCAGTACAATTCGGCGAATATAACATGGGAGGCGGCAGTCAAGGTTATACCTGTTCCAGCTGCCAACATGCTCAATACCGCCACCTGATACTTTCCCTCTTGAAAATCTTTTACATACTGGTGTCTCTTTTCGGTGGGTGTACTCCCGTCTATACGCATTGCCTTCCCGCCACATGCTTCTTCGATGGCATTCATGAGGGTTTTATGGTAACAAAACACCAAAAACTGTTTTCCATTTTGCATGGTATCCTTTACTAGTAGTTGCATGGCGCTACATTTTGCTTCCGCTGTCAGACCAAACAGTTCGGATATAATACACTTACGTCTGAAATCGGCTGCCTGTACCTGTTTGCTACAGGGTTGCATCTTTGGTATGCACATATTCAATTTCTTCCATTCGTCGAACAGCGGAATCATCTCAAAGGTATCACGGGCGTCCATTTCTATGTGCAGTTGAGAACGATGTTTCTTTGGTAGATCCTTCAATACATCTCTCTTTAGACGCCGTATCATGACGGTTTTCTTTGCCAACCAATGGACTTCGTGGGGGTTGGAGGAACCCGTATCGTCCCAATATCCTAGAGGTGACATCTTACGGTCGCAGTATCTCTCCGCAAACTGTTTGAACTTGGGGAAGAATTCTCTACGTATCATGTTGGCTTGAGAAAATAATTCCGATGGGCGGTTTAGAGCGGGTGTACCAGTCAATAACAGGGCCTTGTCAATCTTACGAATTAAAGGCGATAGGCCTCTGGTTCGCTTGGTTTTATGATTCTTCATGTAATGAGACTCGTCGCATATAACCATGTCGAACCCATAATCCAGTAATAACTCTCTCTTTTTCACTGCCAACTCGTAAGATATAATAACTGGATATCCTTCCAGTTTGTCCTTTCCTTTCTTGATCAGACACACTTCTTCAATGCCTAACCATTTGTTGAATTCTGCTTTCCAGTTAAACCGTAAGTAGGCCGGGCATATCACCAATACTTTGGTAAACCCATAGTATTTAGATAGGGCAATTGCTTGTAAGGTTTTTCCCAGTCCCATATCGTCTGCTATCAGGGCCCTACCATTGAGATGTCGAACCACGTGCTCTACTCCGTCTTTCTGGTATTGAAACATCTTTTGGTATATTTCTGTCTCTTTGAACGACTCGTCGAAGGGGTGTCCCGGTGAATACGACATGGCTTTCTCCACTTGCTCCGGTATACAATCTATCAGTAGACCCATACCCAAACAGTGTCGTACCGATGTCTCGATGTTCTCCATGGGGACTTTGTATTGGTTTCGACCTATGCATTCGAATGGTATGGCTTCGTACGTACCCTTTAGTTTAATAATGATCTCCCCCTCGTTTTTAAGAGAAAATACCGCCGTGGGAATCCTACGTCTTCTCTTATGTTGAAAAAACACAGCGCTCATCTTTTGATAGACAAATGGAAACTATTTATAATATTTATATTACTTTTTTAAGAATAGTATTGTTCAGAGGAGCAAACTTCTCAAAACATTAAGTGGCCCGACTATATAAATGGAGTATTAATAAAATAAATGATGCGGTCGATATTGACACGATTATACCATTCTAATGTAATTGCACACTATGAAAATCCTCGTAATGTCGGCTCATTTAAAAAAAATGAAAAGAATGTATATACCTCTTTGGTTGGTGCTCCTGCCTGTGGCGATGTAATGAAAATACAAATTAAAGTAGATCCAGATTCAAACATAATCGTAGATTCGAAATTCAAAACCTTCGGATGTGGATCGGCGATAGCTAGCTCTTCGTTGGCGACGGAGTGGATAAAGGGAAAGACAATTGAAGAAGCTGAACGAATTACAAACAAGGATATAGCAGCTCAGTTGAAATTACCGCCTGTTAAATTACATTGTAGTATGTTAGCTGAAGACGCTATAAAGGGGGCTATATCTAAAATAAATGATAACCTTGACGAAAAATGTGATACCTCATCTCAAAAGGATATTGGGAAATAAAAAATATATTCTTTTTGGTGCGAAAGGTGGCGGCTGCTCGGGATTTGAATATGAATTAAACCCGTCCAATACAGTAAATGAAATGGATTATCATATCGACGATATTGGGGTACCAATGGCAGTGTGTAGACGGTCGGGGTTTCTAGTAATAGGTACAGAAATTAGCTGGAAGGAAGATAATATGGGTCAACGGTTCGAATTTAAAAACCCTAGTGCCTCTGGTAGTTGCGGTTGTGGGGCCACTTTTTCTTATGAAAAATAATTTGTTTGTAACAACGCTATATATATGATTAGTATACATAAAGTACAACATGTTTTTCATAATAGCTGCTATGTACCTACTAGACGCTATTACAGGCGTAATCTTAAGACCTGCTGTGCAAGCCTAGCTCAACTCAGAGACAGGGCCTCTATTTAAAAAAGTTTTTTTATTTATTTAATTAATTCATACTATACTATTAAGTACACTACTATCCTATGTAATTAACATGGGTATATCATGAAGGACATTTAATTAAATAAAATAGTGGTTTGGTTTGAGGGGTGCCCTCTCTAAAATGATTAGTATGGGAATAGCGTTATTTTTTTTAGTATGGAGACAGTGGTCGGCCCGACAAACTGGCCCGATGTTGGAAATCGTATCGGGGGTTCAAGCTACCAACGCGTTGCACTCGCCAGAAACCCCCACAATTGCGTATAAATAGAAAGCCATATAAACTAAAGCAAACGAGATGATTACCGGTGTTAAATTTAACGTTTGGACCGCGGAAGAAATACGCGAAGCCTCTGTTGTTCATGTGACCGAGAAAAAAACATATGAAAACGGAGCGGTAGTGGAGAATGGTCTAAGAGATAAGAGACTGGGGGCGACCCGGGGCACCATCTGTCCAACCTGTGGCGAGAATCAACGCAAATGTAGCGGGCATTTCGGCCACATCGAGTTAACTACACCGGTGTATCACATATCATGGGTTAGTAATATCATCTACTGGTTGCGATGTATATGTTATACGGACGGATGTTCGAGTATATTGATCAAAGATTTGACGACACCACTGGCGCAGAAAAATCGTCATTTGCAACAATACAGTAAAAAAATACGAACCAAATGTTTAAAATGCGAAAAGCGCCAGCCGAAGTATTCGTGGAACCGTGATACTGGTTGTATTGATGTGAACAAGATCAAATACGAGATCGAAGATGTCATAAAGCACCTAGAAAAATTGGACTTGGTGGTTCTAGAGAAGGTAGATCTTGCCCACCCAAAGGGTATGGTATTAACGGTTTTACCAGTCCCACCCCCAAGTGTACGTCCTGCCATCATGCAGGGGAACAAGGTACGCGGTGAAGATGACCTGACTTATCGTCTTATTCAGATCATGCGCACCAACGATAAACTTAAGAAAACCATCGACGATGGTAGACCAACTCATATTGTCAACGATGTAAAAGAAGCCCTTCAAAACGTGGTTACCGGGTATATTAACCACACCAAGGTTGGAAATTCAAAACGAAAAACCTCCAAGCGGGAGTATACTTCCTTACAAGTCCGTCTTCAGGGGAAAGAAGGTAGAGTAAGGGGTAACATGATGGGGAAAAGATGTGATTTCACCGGTAGATCTGTTATCACCGGGGACGACCATTTAAAGATGAATGAGGTTGGAATTCCCATAAGTGTAGCAGAAAAATTAACAATTCCGGTTCGGGTAACCGCGTATAACAAAGAAACCCTTCAGACTCAACTGACAAGCGATAAATCTCCCATTAAATTCGTAATACGTCCGAATGGTTCAAGAGTAGATTTATCATTTGTTTCGAGAGGATCCATTATCTTGGCGGTAGGTTGGACTGTAGAGAGAATGTTAAAAGATGGTGATATAGTCCTGTTTAATCGCCAACCTTCATTGCACAAAATGTCAATCATGGCACACGAGGTCAAGGTGTTGCCTTACAGTACATTTCGCATGAATTTATCGTGTACCACACCGTACAACGCCGATTTCGATGGAGACGAGATGAATATACATGTTCCACAAACGGTAGAAGCCAGAGCAGAAGCAAAGAATATCATGGCGGTGAAATATCAAATTGTTTCTCCGCAATCCAACCGACCGGTCATGTCGGTTATTCAGGATACAATGTGTGGGTCATATCTATTATCCGCCGACGATGTTCGACTCACCGCGGCCGAAATGATGGAATGTGTGTACACTATGCCGGGGTGGGATGGGATATTTCACCCACAAGAGGAATATACCGGAAAGGATTTAATCTCTTACACCCTACCGATGGTAAATTGGTCTAAAGGAGGGGTGAAAATCGAAAAGGGTGTGATGTTATCTGGCCGCCTCACCAAAAAAGTACTGGGTCGTTCGGATGGTTCCTTGGTGCACGTTATTTACAATGATTGTGGACCAGACGAGACCATTCTATTTATTAATCGATTACAGCGGGTGGTACATAAATTCTTAGCGATAAACGGATTCTCCGTGGGAATTGGGGATATGATATCCAACGTCAATGTCCACGGTGAAATCGCCAAAGCCTTTAAAGATATTGAATTAGACGGAGATACGGAAAACAAGATCAACCAACGTTTGAATATATGTAGAGACACGATGGGAACCATGATACAAAAACCACTAAACGATGAGAACCGACTGTATACTATGGTCCACAGTGGTAGTAAAGGGAGTAGCATCAATATGTCCCAGATCATGGCCGTTGTCGGTCAACAAAATTTATGCGGTGAACGCATACCAAAAACATGGACCGATCGTACTCTGCCCCATTTCAAGCGAGGTTCAAATGGACCACGTGAAAGGGGATTTATCACCCATTCATACGTAGAGGGTTTGGACCCCCACGAAGTATGGTTTCATGCGATATCGGGTCGTGAAGGTCTTATTGATACCGCAATTAAAACTTCACAAACTGGGTATATACAACGAAGATTTATGAAGGCACTCGAGAATATTATTATCCACTGGGATGGTTCAGCGCGAAATTCTGACGAGTCTATTGTTCAATTCCAGTACGGGGACGACGGATTCGACGCCATGCGTGTAGAAAACCAATATGTGGATACATGGGAAGCACCAACCATTGAAAAGTATGGTTCTTGTGCCGAAGAGTTTTGCCAGTTGGAGGAAGACCATGCCTTTCTTCGTGATATAAATAAATGGCGTGATAATGGGACCAAAGACACTGCCTATTTCCAATTGCCCATTCCGGTGGATCGTATTATTAACAATGCGAGAACTCTTTTTTCCTTTCCGTCTAGAAAGATATCAACAGAGGAGGCATTGACCATGATAGGCGGATTACTGGAAACTATCGATAATGACATGTTGAAGATACTAATCCGGTGTAAATTGTCCTCCTATCGAATTGTCTACGAGTACGAATTGACACTGGATGAGATTGAAAATATTATTCATAAAGTAAAGTTGGAATACGATGTTATAAAAGCAGTAGCGGGAGAATCTGTCGGTGCAATCGCCGCACAGAGTATAGGAGAACCGGCCACTCAGATGACTCTGAATACTTTCCATTTTGCCGGAGTTTCAAGTATGAATGTTACACTTGGTGTTCCAAGACTAGAAGAGTTGATCAATTGTACGAAAAGCGCGAAGATGAAAACCCCCTCTACCATTATACACGCGAGAGACCCCGATAAAACTATCAAGCAATTAAAACATGTTCGATTCGAAGATTTGGTGGTCAAGTTGAAAATAACAAAGCAGCCGGACAAAGAAGAAGTAAAATGGTTTCATATATTCCCAGATCGGGAATATATAGCCCACACCCCAGAACGGGAAACACTGGTAATATATCTAGAAGAATGGTATGACGTTCTTGCCATCAAAGAAAGTATGGACGTGTCAAAAGTTAGTTGTGAATATACGGATGGACCAAACCCCATCTTTCATATTCAAATGCAAAATGATAACGATATCGGTTTATTTTACGAGCAGCATATTCGCAAGGCAACTATTCGTGGGATTGAGGGAGCAGAAGAAACGATAAAGGTGAAACCACCGGGTGCAAAAAAGTATCACGTCGAAACCTCTCTGTCCGACTTAACAAAAATTATTCAACTGGAAGACATCGACTTTTCTTCGATCAATACAAACGATATTCATGCGGTGGCGAAACAGTATGGAATTGAAGCGGCGAGGGGTACTCTGATACGTGAAATTAGACAAATATTATCTTATTATGGGATATACGTCAACATGAGACACATTACATTGGCGGTTGACTGGATGACATGGATTGGTCAATTGACACCGCTGACGCGTCACGGTATACGAAAAATGGATCCTTCTCCACTCAAGAGATGTACCTTTGAAGAAGTGGTCGATGTATTTAATCAGGCGGCATGTTCCAAAGAAGTGGACAACCTCAGTGGGGTTTCGGAGTGCATTATCACCGGTGCTCCACCGAAATTGGGTACCAATGTAGTCGGAACTATTATAGACGAAGGTGTCATAGAAAAATATAAAGTTCCGTTCCCGGTGGAAAAATCTAGGTTCACTTCTAAATGGCAAGAAGAAGGCAACCCTTGGATATCAATGGACGACGAACAGGATATATACGGGGGTGTTTCGAAGGTTGAAGACCCATGGGCGGACGAGCGTCAACCGTGGGAAGTACAACAAACTATACCATTTGGTCAACCGCCGATGTTGCAACCATTTGGTCAACCAATGCAACCATTTGGTCAACCAATGCAACCATTTGGTCAACCAATGCAACCATTCGGATTTCAGCAGCCTCCTATCCTTGGGTTTCAGAACCCCATACTTCCCGGTATGCAGGCCCAGTCGGTGTCATTACCGAGTGCGCAAATGTTTGCACCCGTTCAAGTACCGTATGTCCCGACATCACCGACGTATGATCCGAACCGACCGACGTCGCCGACGTATGATCCCCTAAATCCACCTCGATCACCGACGTATGATCCGAACCGACCGACATCGCCGACGTATGATCCCCTGAATCCACTTCGATCTCCGCCCGATAGCCCAATGTCCCCGGCGTATGGTGAGGAGACCCCGACCTCTCCGGCGTATCATCCGGGTACACCCCCGGGATCTCCAATGTCCCCGTGTTATTCACCGACGAGCCCGGGTTACGATGGCGTCGTACCAGTGTACGACCCCGCGCATGTCGTCGCACCGGAGCCTCAAAATAAGCGCAGAAGGACTTATTGTTAACCACCATTAGTTGAAACACTAAATCAGAGAGTGCACAAACTACCACTAAATAAGACATATTATCAAAATTTTCCCTTGTTACACCTAATAAATTACCCACTAGTCCCCCAATCTCATCCGCTATCACCGCGCTTAGATTTGATACTGCCATTAATAAAGCATAAAATGTGCCCTCTACACCAGACTTTGCGTTGTGTGCAATGATAACAATGACTGGCATCATAATAAACATGCCAAACAGCGACTCGCCGATGGTATCAAATATAATTAGCCATATGCTACTGCTAATCTTTGATACCACCAACAACTGAACAAGCTGACAAATAACACTACAATATATGGAAATTCTCATTAGCTTGAGGGGGGGGACATTAAGGAGAAATGTTTTGTAGGTAAAGGTGGAGGCTAGAAAGGCCAGAGAGGACGACAGGGTGATCCATTGGAAATCTTCCGGTGTGAATTTCAATTCTTGTCGTAGATAGTATGTATAGAACGGTCCATAATTGGGTCCAATACTTAGTGCAAAAATGGCAAATGCAAGTGGTCGTTTTTTATAGACTGCTTTCCATAATTTTTTGCATATGTTATCGGGTGCGTTGGATGTGTTTATATCCAGTTTCCATATATTGAGTGCCATAATTATACACGGGAGTGCCATTATTTGAAACACAGTCCTAGTTCCAAACTTTTCATATACTGTTCCACCAAAGGTAGAACCAACGACAGACCCTAAGGCTCTTGCGGTCCAGCAGTTCCCCTGTGTTTTTCCTCTTACCTTTTCTTTTTTTGCATAGTCTACGGTTATACAGTCGGCACATACATCGGCAAAACACATCAAAAATGAAATCATGGTCATGGTAGCTACCATGCTAGTTTTTGTAACAATAAAATTCGGGAGTGTGACATATAGATAGCCCAGCACGACACCACAACAACATATGTATGGTCTTCGTTTCCCCCAATCTATGATGTGGTATCTATCGGATACAAGCCCAAACACGGGTTTAATACACCACGGGGCCGCCATGACACCGTAACTCATGGTCATTTCTACCGGGGAAAATTTTAATTTTTCCATCATTTCAAAGTTCATGGCTATGCTTCCAAAGGATAGACAAAATCCAAAAGTAAAGTAACATAAATAAAGTGATATCATTTATAAACAGGAGTAGTATATTTATATCAATTAAAAGTTTAAACCCCGGCGTCTACGTACCGGTGGGCTGATATCTCCCCCACTTACATCCTCAGGTGGTAAAACCGCCGTTAAAATGTCACCGACAATTTTTTCCAGTCGTTTATCTCTATCTATTGTCTCCTGATTCAGCAGGTTCAATGCCCGTGCGATGATTGTATTCAACTCTTGTTGATTTGTAGCAGCCTTTTCATTTCTAACCTTTAACGAATCGGCCAATATGTCTTCTATGGGTCGCGGGTCTGGTCCAAAAATATCAATCCCTATAGTGGCCGGGTTTGTAGGATGGCCGGGTTTTGTAATGTAACCATATTCAGAATTGGAGCTATAATCCACTTTATCAAATTCCAGTTGGTTTGCCATTAATTGTTGAACTTGGAATTGCGTTTGGTAAGCCAACTTACTGACGTTTCTTATGATAAACGAGTTTTTAAACGGGTTCCTCACCGCAAAGGCTAACCACCACATCAAACAGAAAACGAGCATATCGCTCCCTACAAAGATAAATAACCAACTTTCCTCAATAACCCCACTGTATTTCAAATAAGTTTTTGGCATAAACCATGCGTATATCCCTATCAAAACAGCGCGGAAAATATTCACAATCAGCGGTTCACTGAATGTTTTCAAGGAGGATAGGGTGCCCCAAGTTCCGTAAATAGCATTCCATCTATCTATAGCGGCGGATGCGACAGCGGAACCTTCATCTACTCCAAACCCAAGTCCGTTTTCGAACAATCTCATGACTTCGTCCATCAACACTGTCATAGAACACTCAAAGGCATCCATTTCTGTAAATTCGTGTATGTCTGTTATTTTTTTGTATAGCGAGTGTTGCACTTCTGCGTTTAATTCCCCGCCCGCCTGTTCTATTAGTTCAAACAATCGCGTTCTATCGGATGTCTGTTTACCCAATTCAAACGGTGGGTTGCGCTGGACCTCCGCGGCAATATCCGCAAGTGTGACATCTTCATATCCCTGTGTCACCCTTATACCCCGGCGTAATTTCTTAAAATACCCGGCGTTTTCCAGTTGATATGCGGCGTGCTTCCAATAATTCGGATATTCTACCGTAGAAGAAAAGAATAATCTGTTACAAACCCCCTGCTGTTTTACTTCGAAATATTTCCTATCCGAGAGTGCATCGAATGGATTGGACCATAAAAATAGATTATGGGTGCATTCTATGCGGGGACAGGACCATTTTCCGGGTCTATACTGAACCGTATATTCCCCGCCAGCTATTGTATTTTTCACCGTGGGTGCCAGCGACGACAACAGGTATTTCATTTTTCGATAAGTGGCTTCTACGTTGGTCTTCCACTCTAACTTTTTTTTCTTGAGGTGGTATTTTTCAGAGTCAAATGTAAGATGTACCAACAACATCGCCATAGCTTTTATATCACCGGCTATTTCTTCGTATAGACGTAGAGTTTCTTTGTATTTGTTCAACCCGGCACCCAATGCTAAGGTCAATAGGAAAATTAAAATTCCGGTGACATTCATAATGATAGGATTGGTGTCCAATAAGCATTCGTTGCCGTACAACGTTTGATTTTTACCTGATGACCACACCTGTTTGATCTCTCCTTCGTATAAAATAAATTCAGTTTTTAAATCACATTTGGTATTGTAATTGTCTAGATGAATTCGAAGGAAGACCAGACTGAGAGCCCAAATTAAAAAGCTAGCAATACTCGCTGAAAACAACCAACGACCCAACCAATGGAAAGTGTTCCATACTATACCGTTGTTTGGTTCATATTTCAGTGTTATCTTTTCTCGAAGTAGAGTTCGCCTACTTTCTATGTCGTCTTCGGTACCCCGACGTTTCGAGAAAATCGACCCACGTTTTCCTTTCGCCGGGTTCTTTCTTACGGCGTTCCTTCTAGCCTTCTTTCTAACATTTACACCTTCTGATTTTATACCCACCGTATCAAAAAATTTACAACACCATAGTCTGACACAACATTTGCAAAAATCACAGCTCGGCATTTGTAATTACATATATATTATTTATACTAGTCATATCCCATTTTATCGATTATCTGCTGACCAAGTTCCATAGCTTTGTCTGGTTCAGTTTGAGTACCAACGTTCTTTTTATGTACAATAGACGATGGCGCAACCACGGGCAATGAGTGGTTAAAAAACCCCAAATATGGGTTCAATGGTGGAAGTATGGTTCGATTGGGCTGTTCTAGTATCTTGGTTGCTATTTTACTTTTATAGTGTAGATATCCTAGAAAAGGAAAGTGATTCCACCCCGGGACGTTAATTCTATCATCCATTTAAATATTATTACTTCGTATTTATATAATGTTTTATTCGATCAACATCCCTTCTACGCCGTGAGAAGATATCCTTCTTCTCTTACGTGCTCTTGATAGATTTTGAAGATCAATACCCATGCTCTCCGATGCCTTAATTTTTACCGTCTGGTCGGTCTCTTGGTTTCCAATATTCCGATCCTTCAAATCATCTGGATACGTCAAGGTTTCTTTTGATACGACCAAGGTATCTTCCAATGCCATCGGGTGATATTCAAAGGCTTCTTGTTTATCCATTTTCAAGAAAGAGATACACCTACGAGACCATGCCCACGTGTCTGTATCACAGTCCATAACAATCGCGTCGTGTGTTCCCAACATTTCGTTGTTTAGGCCCATCATGTCTTTTACACCGGTGGTTTCCTGATTGGAGTTTCGAATGATAGGAACTTTCTTGGTAGAGTCCGCTTTTAATTTCATAACTTGCATGAATTGAGGATATTGGATAACACCAGTGGCCGAACGCTCTGGAACACCAGTGACAATACGGCGCGTTTTTGTCTTTTGGTGGACAATCTTTTTTATACACTCTGTAATAAGAGAACCCTTGGAGACATCCTTTAACCGTATATCCAAAAACAGACCGATATGCACATCGTGAAAATTGTTACCAGACGAAAAGGCAACTGCCGTTTTCTTGCCAGTGCTGTTCTTTTTTGGTTGTGCGTACGCATCTTCAAACATGCATTCCGCATTGGGGGTTTCTGCCTCAAAATCGTCTCGGCATTGGTACTCATGTGCACGAAAGGGCTCCGACGACAACTCTTTAATCACCCCGTGAATGTTGTGCAAAGAAGGTTTACCCTGATGATACGGAATGGCGTTCTGAATCTTGATGCATATCTGTTTCAGGCCACCCGTAAAACGAATGTAGTTGTAATCCAATTTCTCCGTGGTCCCGGTGATGATGTCTCTATCTTTCTTATACATGGGACTGTACTGGAAAAGAGTCCACATGGCTCGGAGTGTTTTCACGCGGGATACAGACAATTGTGGTACTTCTACCGCAACCATATTAATTGCGCACACTGCTATTTCTTCCGTGCAATACAAAAGTGGTTCCACATCCAATAACTGCTTCAACTCAAAGGGCTTTCCGGTGTGAATGCCTCCTTTGATATTGAAAACAATATCTAGGGCATTCGTCATGGTCAAGATTCTACATAGAATTCTAAACCTCTCTGTGGTTCTTGGAGGTATACGAATATCGTATTTTTTCAGTTTCTTACCGATATCGGCATACACGATGTTAGAGGCGTCCAAATCAACATCACGGATAATACCACAGAATATAAACTTCCAGATATAAAACACCTTCATCTGCTGATCCCGACAGTAATAGAGAAACTGGTCGTATTTGTCTGTGAGTTCTGGTTTGGATTCCATTTCAAATGCTTTGCGTTGATAGTCCGCGATACTTTTATCCTGACGGAAAACCCTGTCAAATTCACCCCAGTGAAAACGAGATTTAACTGCTTCTTCTGCTTCGGCGGGGTTATCATTAGTGGCACCAACATAACAACCAATTTGGGAAGAGATGGCAATACGATTCTTCCTCTCGCCGGTCTCCTCGTCACGAACAAATTCCTTTGTACGTACCCGATTGGAAGTTAATTTCTCTTTCATGGCAGACAGGGCTTTCTGTGCATCCTCTCCCTTGTTGGTCGCTTGAAATAATCCGGGTGGTGCCTCGTTAAAGACAGTCACGTGGTCGTTTTGATCACCGTCTACGGCATCGGCTCGAGTGGTCTGGTAGGTAATCTCTGTAATGGTCCCCTGTATGGACATCAACCCCATCATTTCAAATATATAAGATTTAGAAGTCGCACTTTCTCCAGTGTAAATCATATTCCAATGTAATTGGTTTATACCATGTTGACGATAGGAATCATACACGGCGTAGTGCAACTTAATCAACTCTGGATGGGCAGAGGCAACGCACATGTAGGTATCTAGACCCTGAGAAAACCAATATTGCATGTTTGCAAACGGGGATAGGGAAGGGTCTTTTATTTCAAATTCAAAGGACCCAAACTTGTTGTGCAATTCCTTCCTCACGTGTATAAACCATCTGGCAATATTTTTACCCGCGTGGGAGATATCCGCATCGCCGGAAACGCACTGTTGTTCGAACTTGTCTACCATCATTTCTTGGACCTCACGCTTGTTGGAAGAGAACTCCATACGATATGCGGTTTCCAGCTCGATCATGTCGAAGGCGCTTATACTGTGCTGGTTCTGATATTTGCTTTTCAGACGCTCCGTGTATTCCATACTCTCCGAACCATGGCCCTGTTGTAGTGTGGCATCGTAAATCATATTACCCTTCACCCAACCGTTTATATTCACCGCGGTGGGAACTTGTTTTAATTCGTGAACAATAAATCTTCCCTTTGCTACTGATTTGAGACCCTCTAGTTGCTGTTCGTTCAATCCTATCCACGTGTGGCTAATTTCCGACATGGAGAAGGATGTCATAAACTCCTCGATCAAACACCTTGCTGGGCACGGTTTAACGTACACGTTGCTTTTCATAGTATCGTGTTCGTTGGTAGACACGTGAATTTCAGGCAAGTCTACCCAGATGTGTTGGTGTGAAGGCAGGTACTTTGCCCATAAGTACGATGCTTCGATCTGATGCCAGAATCGTTTGACCACCAACTTTTCCTTTGGGAATTTCCATTCGGTTGTATTGGCGATGGTGGTGGTGTCGCAATAATTTCCCGCTTCGTTCTGTGCTATACAGGCTCCTTCGATCTTAAAATTGTTGAGAGAAAATATCGCTGTAGGAGATGCATCTTCGTTTTTGATCAATGCGTTGTCCAATAGGGCAGAGGACTCGTAAATCTTATCCGTACACGAAGTATCACCCTTGTAGATGTTGCATATGTTGAGAATGTATTGCTCCTTTGTTTTGACATGCCTCTGATGGTATTCCCATTCTTTGAAGTTCATCTTTTTGGTATTGTCTTTTTTCTGTGCCAAGTCTAACATAACTTTGAATATTGTACCCATCAATACCATACCGCGGTTGATGAACACATGGATACGTTCACCGACTACGCTGCCGGTCTCTCCGTTTACCACTTCGAAGAATATAACTACGCCGTCTCCATCTGATAATGCTTCTTCTTGTGGTTGGTCTCCCGCTGGTGGTCTGCCTCTGCCTCTTCCTCTACCGGCGGGTTTAGATTTGCTTATCCTATTCACAAAGTCTAAAAACCAACAGAATGTGGCCTTTCTGGCCTGTGATTTTTGGGAACCTTCCTCGTTTTTCTGCCAGTCTCCAAAGGTTGCCGCGTTGGATCGCATAAACTTGCGGGGCACGGAATAGACCATGTGGATGAAGTTATGGTCTGGCCTTTCAATTTTGATCCCATTTAAGTGGTTTGAGGCATTGAAAGGCCAGTCTTTACCCGCATGGATAAAGGAGGCTGCTTGTAAATAATCACTCATTTACAAGGATAATATCTTGGTTATATAGTTTGAAAACTATTAAGTTGGGGGGTCTTTATATATGTTTTTGTCTTTGATTGCTAAGTGTCGGTAGTATATGAAGTGGCCCGATAAATTAAATATTCGCTATAAAATACAGTATATATGGTCGGTCCAGTTGTTTTAAATGGAAAACATAGAGAAAGTATACTACCACTATGCCGATACACAAGATGTTTATTATAATGATATTGTCCTGTCAAATGATAAGGCACATATTTTTTTTCGTAGGATGGGAATACGGTTGACACCACTTCAAGTATCAGATTTAGTATATATTATGGACCCATATAACTACGGTTATGTTACACTATATAGTATTAGGAAAATAATGTCATAACTGGCCCGACGGCCCGACCCGATACAACTGACCCGACCGGACCGACCATCTCATCATACACGATTACCCGCTACACCCCATGGACCCGACCCACGCCATCTCCCATGTACATGAAAACATTCGAACAAGTCCAAGAAACAAAAACAAAGTATATAAACCACCAACAATCAATTTAAAATGTTCTCTCAAGTAAAAGAAATGTCACAAAACACCCAAATGAAACGCACTGCCGAACAAGCCCAATTATCCACCGATGCCGTAACTGCCCCCATCAAAAAATCCAAAGTCGCCAGAGGCCCGTGGATGCCTATCGAGTTCGACGCCAATAATGGTAACGCGGCATCTATTGTTATGGAGAAAGATCGTGCGGGTGAATTGATCCCCAAAGCAAAGATTGTTGGCCAAGAAGAAAGTACATTCGTCGCCCAGTTCAATACGCCCGCCATGACGGTTCAATTCAACGACTTGAAGCAAGGCGGCGATACCGGAAAATTCGGCAAAGATGAAACGAATTATAAGTACAATGTTAAATGTATCGAAGGCCTGCCAGACAACGTGGCAAAGGCAATGCCAGACGAAGAAAATCGCCAACAAGCCTTCATGAAGTGGGTGGAAAACACTTGTGATGCATTGTTGACCAAAGCCTTCGAGACGAAAGGGTGCATGGAAAGTTATAAGAAGAAGGCAACCAAGACGGCCAAAAAGAACAAGACCGAGCCACTTCAAGAGTTCTTGAACGGTGCCACTAAGTCCATGTTAAAGGAATACACGGACCAAGATGGCGACGATCATCCTATGTTTGTTTCCGGTAGACGCGGCCAGTACAAGAATGAACAAGGCGATTACACCGACAATCGCCCTGTCTTCTGGAAGCGCACCGCCAGCGGTTGGGAAAAGATAGAGATAAAGTACATCTCACAAGGTTCGATCCTCAAATACCAAGTTGGGTTTCGCGCCTATGCCACCCCAAACATGTACGGTGTGTCGTGCGACTTGGGTAAGAACATTGTGGTTGTGTTCAAGGTGAATAAACCAATGCAACATTCGTCGTCCGAACCGATTGTTCCGTACATCGAATTCTAAGTAGAAGTAGACATCATGGGTGGCCAAGATGTTAAAATGATAAACTAAAAGTATAATATATATTAATTAAGTCGAACAAGTACTACCCGCCGTCCCGGCGTCATTAAGAGGTCTATTGTCTCCCAGCGTTCCTCCCGAATTACACCCTTCTTGATAAGCACGCATCATTTCTATGCAAGGGGTAAGCTCTTCGTTAAAGCAACACTCCTTACGGTTTAAACCAGCGTGCTCGTTCAAGAAACCAATCTGTTGTACTGCGTATACACCTGAAAAGGTCAAGGATGCACAGGGTTTGCAATTAGTAATTAAGTCCGTTGCCACGTCGAAACCTTCAATACCGCCCGCAAGTTGTACCAGTAAATTAAATTCGCCGTCGGCACATGCTTTCTTCCCTTTTACGGTACCCGATAAAAAATGGCCGTCGCCGTGTTTTCCCTGACCATCATACAGAGCAAAGGCTACTGCTAAGTATGTTGATAAAATTACAATATTCAATAGCTTCATATTAATATTATATAAATATAAATATATACTGGTCAAAAACAATTATCGGGTATTCGGAGAATCATAACACCTAGCACATTTTACGGTATATAAAACCATGGTGTTGAATCTAAATGCGTTCCCATATTATAACAACTATATCCTCCCTGATATTGTTTTCCAGTATATCGTACATTGGTCGATTTGATACATATTGGACCAAACGAACCAAAGATTACAACCGAGCCTCCGTTTTTCAAGCTTCAGAAACCTGTACCAATCCCAGAGTGCGAGCTTCTTTGGGTGAATTTAACCTATGTGACAAAAGCGAGACGATTCTAAGTAAAGAACCGTTTGTTGCGGCGCTGTACGATGTGGCTGAAGACCTGAATGTGTGTGGTCATAATAGATGCACGGTATTATACGTAGATGTGACTAAAAATTTATACAAATGGGTAGTTGGAATTATACTACTGGCGTTTGTAGGGGTTTGGATAGGACTGATCGATTTAAAGCAGATGTGGGAAAAGCGAGTTATGGACCACTATACACTGCCTCATATAGATTAAAATTTAAAATTTGCAACTTGTTTACTACATGTCCTTGTTCTAGGGGGAGGCATAAGTAACTTTTTTACCTCTTCGTCCTTCATATCCAACAACTCAATGCTTACCTCTTCCCCTCCCATGTAATCGGGATTATTGTCGGGTTTGCGTGATAATATCCAATCGCCCTCCTCCCCTCCGAAATATAGCTTTTCCCTCTGAAGCTCCATCTCCATATCCACGCACTGCCATTCCCATTTGGTATCTCCTATCCATGTTCGACCGGAGATATCGGCATCCTCCTCATATGGATGACCTGAACGGACAAGTGAGTTTGGCGACAAGTTGCATTTATTACCCTCGAAGGTTACATGGCTTCTGATTTGGGTTTCGGTCTGGTCAAATTGGTTCTGGCCACTAACCGTGAAGGATAATTGTACCCATCTGTTATTGTACCGTTCTATGAACTCCTCCATTTTAATTAATATTATAATACTAATATACTTATTTTAAACTGCTTGAATCAATTTGGTAGTGGCATCCCCGTACTTCTCACACTCTTGAATAAACTCATCTCGGTGTTTCGCTATATATGACTCCACCGCGGTTCTCCATCCCTTGTGTGGACACTTGGAGAATAACAATGAGATAATAGTGTTGTCCCTTGGTGGCATGCGCCGATTGGTCATCTCGTCCACCGATAATACTTGGTAACCTGTCCTGCTCGCTAACATATTTCGGAAATGCGTATCTGAAATATTAAAGGCATGGCGGAAGATTAACACCTTTACTAAATTCTTCATGTACCCATCCGTACAAAAACAATGAAAATTGTGTAGTACAATCATACCTTTAAAGGCTGGTGCACATAGGTAATGCAAATTACCCTCTTGAATCAATTCAATATTCATTGGTGTAATACCATACTGTTCCTTCTCCTTGTCAATATCAATCTGGAACCGGGCACTGGTGGGGTCCAATGGTCCTTTGACAAAGTAATCACCAGAGGAAGTGGTGACGATCCATGAACAAGGCTTGTTGCCGCAAGGTTTTTGGGTCAGTTTCATTTCCAGTACCTCTTCGTCGTTTAACGTACGCAGTGTGTTGAATGCTGATCTTGCCCTTGCCCTACTGTTGTTCGATTTGGCGTCGGCTGTACCAAATTTCTCTTCTTCTTCCATATAGATCACCTTGGCCATATCTTGGATCTTTTGGCGCTTTTCATAACCCTCTGACGGATTCTCGATGTATGTACCGCCATTTAAGAAATGATGTAGACCTCTCTTTCTTTTCTTTCCGGCAGAGGTGTGCTTGTCCATCGCATAATCTGGTATCTCGAAGGCTTTACGTACCATTTCTTCCGAGGTGATTGTAACCTCTGATGCTTGTGTAGAGGGATGAAACCGATTTGCCACAATAGTATACAAATAAAGACGACAGGTCAGTTTGGGAGACTTTTTCCACATCTCTTTGAATTGATACCATAGAGTCGTCTCGTTGTTTCTTAGTCTACCAACGATCATTTGAATGCGGTCGAACCCCTCACGCTCCGTGATATCATTTGGTGTTGGGCGTTCTTTGCGTCTAGGAACACGGAGAAGAATCTTTTCAATCTTGGTGGCCATGACTACCTCCGGTATATCCGATTCGATACCTTTGGTGGCATTGTGTAAGGCAACTTTACATAACCATGCGACATGTCGGTCCGATGGAAGAGAGGCAACCTTCTTTGCCCATAGGGCGACTCTCTCTGAGGCTACTTCTTTATCCGCCGTTTTGATATACTTCTCTGCCATCAGAATATCACCGATCATCTGCTGTCCTTGAGGGAATTTATCCTCCACGCATATAGTCTTTAAATACTGAATAGATGGGTGGGGATATCCACTGTCCAGAATTTCCAAGGAGGTCTGGATGGCCAAGTTGGTATCGCCTCTACGACAGGCCTTTTGCTGCGTCGAGCGCAACAGACCAAAGGTGTTATTGTTTACGGATTTACGAGATAACCACATGTTTGCTTGTTGTCAATATATTTATATATATATATATATGTATCTGTTTTCGTAATAAAATGCCTATGACTATAAACCAGATATCCATATCCATATATGCAAACTGGCCCGACCGGTCCGACCGGACCACCCCCAACGCTGTATTCATACTAAAAATTTTGGGCATATTTACCTGTTAGCAATTTTAGAGAGGGCACCCCTGAAACCAAAACATATTTTATTTAATTTAATTACGGTTCATGCTATATCCATGTTATTTATATAGGATGTCCATATACTTATTAGTATATTATGAATAAATTAAATAAATAAAAAAAGTTTTTCAAATCAAGGCCCTGTCTCTGAGTTGAGCTAGGCTTGCACAGCGGGTCTTAAGATTACGACTGTAATAGCGTTGAGACCATCCGACCGGAAAGAAAAATAATTTCTTATATATTCCGAACAGTCGTATTTTATATGGGGTTAACAAAATGGCAGAAGAAAATGAAAAGAAAACTACGACGACCAGAGGTATCCGCAAAAATAAAAACCTTTTTTAACTTCCTATTTTCACAAACAAATATTACTAAATCAACAATGGAGGAATTAATGAATGGTGCTAATATTCAGATTGACGACGGGGGGAGATTTTACACCCTTATGTGCCACGATATACTTGAGTGCGAAAGAAAAAGAAAGCAAAACTGTAAAAGCTGTGAGAAAGAAGTATACAATCAATATTATGCCGCTGTCAAATACGGGGCGGGCTCTAGTCATAAAAGTTATAAAGACGACCATTATCCACAATATAGGATGGGAATAGGTAGTTTGGTAAACTATGAAACCGATGATATATCAAAAATATTTGATTTTTTGATTGGTTTAAGAGAAATAAATGGTGGAATATATACTTGGTTCCAATTTGAATACGCAAGAGGCTGCTGTCAACGAAAAAGCGACGAAGATTTGAAGGAATTGGATAACACTAGCAGTGCCACAACGGCATGGAATATGAGTACAACAGGGCACATAATGTCTACTATCGGTTACGGTTGGACTGGGAAAAACCAAGGACCGTTCGGCGAAAGTGAGAGAAACGACGAAGATCCAATAAAATTAAAATTAAAGTCTAAAATCAGTCAAAATAAGAATTTTAGACCGATACACGAAGAAGATGGCGTTCAGTCTTTAGTATTAGACTGTAAACGATTAAAATTTTAATCATGATTTAAAAAGCAGCTATATAAGCATGCATATTTTATGTTAAATGTCTGTTATCTCAGTTAAACACGACGATACGCCAACGCTAAAGGTCGCATTTTGTGGTGCAATGGGAAGTGGAAAAACATTTGCGGCCAATATTATAAAAACACAATGCGATGTCAGTGTTGTGTCTATTGCCAAACCAATCAAAGAAATTGTGATGGATATGGGACACAAGGGCAGATCTGCACATATCATGGTGGGGACAGTTGGACGACAAATCGACAACAATGTATGGGTGGATAAGTTAATGGAACGTATCACCGCATATGAAACCGCGGGAAAGAATAATCTTGTTGTGGACGATGTAAGGTTTCAAAACGAGGCAAAGGCACTCAAAGAAGCCGGGTTTACTATCGTATATCTGAATACACCATGGCATGTGCGCTATCAACGTATACGAGAACGTACAGACGACCTGACACAACATGTCAAATGGTTTGCACATCCGAGTGAAACCGCACCGGAGAAAATTGATCGTAAGTATTTCGATTTCATTTGTTCCACCGAAGAGGAGGTGACAAGAGTCGTAAATAATTTATTGGGTATATAAGTAATTAATTCTTCTTATAAATGTTCCAATTGCACCTACAATATTCTGAACTACCTCACAATGTCAACAACTTCCATGCGATGGTTCGCGTGTCACCAAAAAGTGTCATTGACGAAAAACTACCACCTAAAAGCATATTATATTTACTCGATGTAAGTGGGTCATGCGATGCAAAAACGGTCAAAGAATCTATTGTTCGTTCATTGCCTTTTCTTCGTCCAGAAGACGAGGTATGTGTAGTATCCTTCAGCACAGAAACCTGTGTGGATATCCCATGGACCACTTGTAGCACTACAAACAAACAACGCATTATTCAAGATATCGTCAACATCAAAACCGGCGGATGGTCAAACCTTTCCAATGGTATATTTCACGCGATAGAGAAATGTATGGAGAGGGACAATGCACATATTATCGTATTGTCCGACGGTACTCCCAACTCCGGGGTCACCAACCCGCAAAATTTGGTGAAGATGGTAAGAAACACCATTCACGGTACCAACATTCGTATTCACGCCTTTGGGTACGGGCACCACGAGACGGACCTATTAAGGGAATTGACAGACGCATGCGAAGGAACGTACAATTATATCCGTTCGACCGAAGAATTACCGGTAGCGTATGGAAGTGTTCTGGGGGCAACCATGAGCACTGTCTGTCAGGGGTTGGTTATATCGTTGAAGAGTAATACCATATTGTTCACCGATACGAACAACAAGACCGTTCAATCCCATTATATCGGGGATGTGTACGCGGACGAGAATAAAGACACTTTGTTTAAAGGTCATATCATTCAGGAGGCAGAAGAACATCGTATTGACTATACGGTTAAAGGGCATAATATAATTACCCGGGAGCCGGTTTTGTATCACGCGCATCAAGTGTTCAACCGTGGAAACGACAATATGCAATGCGAAATGGTTACGAATCGGGTAGAAGAGTGTAGGGTAGTAAAGGAACTAAAAAAAGCACGCTTCGCCTCCTCAGCAGAAAAAGCGATTCAAATCCTATCTCAAACCTCTACTACTCTAAAGTCTTTACAAGAAGACATCGATCTACTCATCGGTTCGCGGGATAACGAATACAATATGCAATCCCTACTAAATCGCATAGAGCAGGAATATTCGCAACAACGAGACAATCGTTCCGATGATTTACTAAGTGAGTATTATACCCCGTTTCGGATGTGGACAAGCAGGGCAGTATCGCACAAACAATAATTAACGAGTATATTAATTTTATTTTATCAAACAAATGGCAAGGTACGTAAAACCGGTTAGTAAATTCCGAAAAAATAATTACACCAAAGAGGAGAAACTGTTACTGGCAAAAAGTATACATGCGGACGACGAATTTTTATTTGAAAAATATATAAAGGGAGCCGTTATACAAAAAATGGCAACTAAAAAATCAACCGCGCGATTCATTCGGATATGTGAAGCAATACGTTCCTACCAAATAAGAAAGTTGAAATTACAACAAGAATTATTTAAGTTTGATATCGAATCACTTCCAAGTGAACTTTTGGCCTTTTTATTGGACGAAGACTCAATGCGATACCAAATTATCCCAGTAGACCGTTACGAAAACCCACAAGATGACATGGAAAGTCTTATTGCTAAACAGCAACAATTGCATTCGCTTTTACGTATGGATATACTAACAAAGAAACTGGGTAATTTCTTCAAAGCACAAAAACGAGTAACCATGATGGAACAGATGAAGGGCAATAAATTACAATGGGATGATACCAACCAAGCCGCATTAAACACCGAATACAAACTACTAAACGCGATCGTAAGATCCCCGTACGATAGAAGATACGAGTTAGAGGAACAAATACTGATCAATTTAAAAAAAATAGATAAAACCACGACAGACACAAACAAAAAAGTAACCAAAATTTTGGCCACTGTGCAAGAAATGGACGAGACTATGAAGAAGGGGTTTCAACAGGTATTAACACGTATCGATAAACTTGAAAAAGATTTGTTGAAGGCTATCAACGCGAATAGTAAAGGGCATATATTGGACGATTTAATTTTGACCGAAGCGGACGATAAAGGCATTTGGAGATATGGTATAGCCGATATGAAACCGTTTACATTTTCGGGCGATTCAGACGGGGAACTGGATGTATGGAACTGGAGTGAGTTTCAATCGCCCATGGTGGCGTGGAATGTATTTTTTCGTGTCGCCTTTTATAATAGTTATAGGGCAATAAAAGCACTAGTTACAACCCTGATGGGTGGCGAATCAGATTTTACGGTGGAGCAATATTTTAAAGAATTTGGTCAAGCAATAGCAGTGTGGATCAGCGCCGTCGCAAAGTTGATATATAGCGCGATCAAGAATATAACTTTGATGTCATTCTCTGTGTTAAATCTGGATGTAAAATCTTTCTACAAACACGGTGCAAAATTGGTTTGTTCCATTGTGATGGCAACGGTCGGCGAAATGATGGTGGCAGCGGTTTCACACGGAGCGATGGGAAGCGCGTTATCTGCGTTCGGTTCAAATTTGGGGTATCTAGTAAAGGGGGTACAACGACACGCGTTTCGCTCGATTATTTCAATATGTGTATCGTTTCTAGATTCCATATGGTATACAATCACCGGTTTTACAGTGGTGGGAGGGGGCAGTTACGATTCTATTTTATATACTCGGCTTCGGCTGGGAATAGATTCGATGGCAAACGCGTTATATAACTTCATGCCCAAATACCCCGGGAGTAATCTCACATTCTCTGTACGAGATGGTATTAATAGGGTGGGAAAGTTATTAATACAGCTTTTCCAATACATTTATACCACTTATATAAAATGGCTGGGAACACCGGAACCAGTAAAGGCCGTACAAGCGGCACTAAAAGAGGTAGCGGTAAACCCACAGGCAAATGTAGAAAAGGTAATAGAAACCGCAACCTGTGCTTCAGACAACGCAATAAAAGACAATTTGGACAACTTGAAACAGTATTTCGTAGACCAACAAGCGTGGGGCGATTGGTTTATGAAAAGGAAAATAGAATTGCCCGCTGATTTGGAAAGATATAGAAAGTGGATGAAATTAGAGATAACTTTTCACCCGTCGAATTCGCCCAAATATGTCATGGCGGTAGTTACACACGACGGAAAGACATTATTAATGTTAAAAGAACATGCGGAGATGTGTAAAACAAGTAAACAATATAAACTATTAAAATTTTAAAGATCATTTTTCATGAACCCCTCTTTTGTAATATTTACAAAATGTTGAACGAATCGATTCAACTGTGATAAATCTACCTGTTGACCGTATACACGAAAAACAACGTACATTTTGGCAACGAAAATAATAAGACACGTCTGAATCAACTTCATGGACCAAAGCGTTATTGGGATACAATACTTAAACTGGTAGTGGACCAATATGAATACCGCAACGAATGCGATGAACCAACCAAGTTCTTCTAGCATATTTGATACAAACACCGGGGGTATTTATACATAGTTTTTGTCTTCTTTTATCATACTTCTGCTTCTGTTATAAAGGATGCGTATGAGTTTATCCCACATGCGTTTTTATTACGCTCCAAATATAAATACCCCGCTTGTCCCCAGCGTGGTCCCCACGAATTTTTGATAATCCAATACTCTGGAGTAAATCCTACCAACAACACAGCATGGTCTATGTCTTTTCCACATTGTGATTCTTTTAAAACTCCACCTCGATACATTTCAAAATGCCAATTGGTACTGTCTATCCCCACGGGAATAGGACCATATTGTACCAAATTATGTGCAAGATGCTGTTCTATTGGATAGTTAGAGGCGTCGCTTTGAACAGCATACGATTTGACTCGCAACCATGGTCGGTGCGTGCGTTTTCGACATACGCTTTCTCTATTACGGTACGTGTCAAAAGAAGCTGGTCCCGCCGGAGTCTTCATGGCCTTTGCAAAAACCGGGTGCATCAACCCACCATCACAACCATAGTTCGCCCCCTTCGTACAGTCGATCCATTGCTGTATACTAAAATCCTTTGATTTTCTGGTATGTTTCCAGTACCAGAATTCGATAGAGCCAACCGCCGCAAAGGCAAAACACCCTCCACACGAACCCTGAGTTTTTACGCTAGTGACTGCCCCATGTGTCCTCCAATCCATCGTTAGGGGCATTCCCAGCCGATGATTACCGGTTGGTGTACTGTGAGTATGCAAGCGTCTACCGTGAAATGGGTTAACTCCCAAACTGTGGTTTTTATCCGAACGGTGTGTTAGCTCGTACCCATGCCACTTTGCAAAGTCATACTTTGGTTCTAACACGTGAAAGGCTTCTTCCTCTTCCTCGATTTCGTACAATTTGCGGTGTTTTTGTTTGTATTCATGAAACCAATCTGGGTATGCACGTGTACCCACAAACATCAATAACAATACAATGTTTCTCATTTTAATAAAAATACTATAAATATATACGCTAATATTTACCAAATGCTCAGCGCCGTGTTTGCTAGACCCGTAGGAATTTTTGACAATTGGTTTAATAAGTTTGTCACTTATTTAACCAGAGGTGATTTCTGTCACTCCGAGTTTGTTTTCACATGGACCGAAGAGGAAGCAGAACATTTCTTTTCGGGTGTTGACGGCCACGATAAGTTTAAATCAAACTATAGTAGGTACATTGAAGATGGTAAACTTCATATATGCTTTTATATTCTATGGGGAGATGTATTGTCTTATCGTCTGTTGAAATATCAACACAACAATCCCTTCTACCGCGTCTTGGACGACTCGCAGGCGGAGAGTGTTACAGTAAACACTAGCTCCGAAAATGAAGTAAAATTGGCAAAATTTCTTTTATCGCAATGCGGTAAACCGTACGACTACGGGGCGGCTGTAATGTATTTTGTACCACTTCGTAACGCTCAGACGGAATATCAACAATACTATTGTTCGGAGTTAATGGTTTGCGCGCTCCAACAATGTAGAATGTTGCAAGAGGTAAACCCAAGTGGTGTTACTCCTAATCATTTATATAAATTATTAACAGTTTAAAATTTTATTTGTCTTGCTTTACCTCTTCCATTACTTCTAGCAATCCTTATTCTTATATCATTTGGCACGATGTAATCCCATTCTCCTCCGTCATCGAACAACACATCGTATTTCTTCTCTTTCTTGTTGTATTTTCTTATAATACCCGGATATTCTTTACCGTCTGCCCACTTGACCCACACCAAGTCGCTTTTCTTATACAACTTTCCGGGGTCGTCTCGCCGTTGGTAGGTGCTGTCCATTCGTTCTTTTTCGATCAACTTGAGTGCATACAATGCAATTAGGTTAATACGGTGTCTAGATCCATACGGATGACTCCATTTAATACCCGAACCGTCAATAGAAATTTCCAATGTTTTTCTAAGTACCATGTGAACTGGCTCTCCATCGTTATATTCAGATACAGAGAACTCGATGGCTTCCGTGTCTAACCGTTCATCTCTACTACGGTGATACACTTTAAAGTCTCGAAACGGGTATCCTGCTTCTACTTCCGAATAGTGGTCCGTTTTGACATATGGGCTTTTTCTCAGAATGGGCTCATTCTCTAATTCACATGTTCTTAGCAGTTCGTGGTACTTTATGATTGGTACATAGGGTTTGGGTCCATCTCCCCTTTTACTTCGTCCACAGGTTCCTCCACTGGTAACAGATTTTCTCCATCTCATGGTGTTACAACATACCGTTCGTATGCCATTAGATGGTAAAACTTGTGACATTAGCGTGTCTTCGGCTGCTTGGTATGCCGGGTTAAGCGGTGAAGAAAACCCATCGATAGAAGCCTGTTCTGTATCTAACAACCACACAACATTCTTATATGGGTTTGTACGTAGTGGCATATTCGTGACTTCTGCCTCGTCACTTGAACCACACACTAAACCGACACCGGTGATGTCAGCCACTCTATTCATGTACAACAAAGTTGCCGCATGTGTAATAATAAATCGCGAGGACCCCCTGTGTAACATAGAAACCCCGGTTTCGTCCCTTAAGTTCTGTCTAAATTCGTATGTATCGACTTCAATTGGGGTACCGTCGTCCAAATACGTTTCCTTTACAACTTTTAACGACCCCCTTGTTCTCATGGCGGTGTTGCCTTTAAATATTGGTATCTGATGGGTAAATGGTTGCATTTGGTCATCCATGATTAACACTCTTCGTTTCCCACGACCTGTCGGTGTTTTCCACAGGTCATATAAATATTCTGCTACTCGGTAACAATAGAATTTTGAATCTCCGGCAGAGTATCCCTTCGTCTTATAGTTTTTTCGTTCGTCCAAAGCCACAAAAAAGGTATGGTCGGAATAATAACGCTGTGCATATTCTTCTTTTTGATCTTCTCGAACAATAATAACCGTAGCAAAATTTAACCCCTGTTTCTCTAATTGTCCCATGGCATTGTTCCCTTCAAAGTAGACGCAGTGAAAATCTGCCTCGCCTTTTCTAAAGATAGAAGGCATGCATATCATTGGAACATCCAACGACATATTCCCCAACAGTCGTGCATCAAAAGAAAGGGTTTCTTCCACTGTTTTGTTTTGGAAAGTAGATTCTACTTTCTTGGATTCCCAGCTCATCTTTTTATATTGGTCCTTCATTTCCTCGTCGTAGTCTTTGAAACGGAATCCCTTTGGGTTTTTAGACAGTTCTGGCGCTACGTCCCAACCATTGTACTTTTCTTCGAATTTACCCTTTATCAGGTCTTTGCTGTAATACGCTTGGTCTAACATCCAGTGTTTTTCCACTCTTCCCAATACTTCCTCGGGAACCTTAAATAACTTTCTTTGACAGGTTTTTTCTCCATTTCGTGTTATCTTCCTTGGTGTCATCAATTCAATTGTACAAAGATCTCCCTCGTGATCGCCCACGGTGAATTGATCGGACTTAGACCCCCTCTTTTGTACCAATCTACCATAAATTCCTTTTATTTTAAGCGTTCTGTCAACAAATTTATATTCCTTCGGTTGTTCCATCACTTCGACATAATCACCTACCTTAAGTTCTTTTACATCTTTTACCTCTGCTTCTTCTTCCATTAGTTTGTTGTAATCCCCATCCAACTTTACAAACTGTTTATACGAATACGTAACATTGTTAAGAGCATAATGAGCGGCGTCCTTGAACGAAAAGGAATTTAATTTGCACTCGTCCGAGTCCTGTTTATAATACCAGTGTACCCCGAATCCATTGACCAGATCGACCATGGGAAAATCGATCCAATCTCCCATACCCTCAAGTTCTTTTTTACGGGCTGCCATTTTTGTCCTCATTCTGGTGTCAATATTGCCTCTGGACTCGCATACAGAGTTGTCGTTGTCTGGTTTCATTCTAGCATTTAACACATGCCAGTCCATCATCTTTTCTAAATAAACCAACTGATCCAATTCGTCTGGGGTCAATACGGTGTCTTCTGTAGAAACAATATCAGACAATAAATGACCCTTTGTGGCTGCTAAATGAATGGGTGGAAAATTTTTTAGCACCTGTGGATCGGTCAAAATTAAATCGTCCAATATATCACTTTGTACAATATATTCCATTTATAAATATTATGTAAATATATATAATTACTTATTCCTCTTTTACACCGTCTCTCATCTCTTCGTCGGTCGGTTCTTCGAGTGGATCTTTGCCCGGTTTGACAGAAAACAACCCGTCTGGTTTGGATTCTTCTTCTACCAATCGAATGTATCCTATTCTGGCGAAGGCACTCCCTACAACTATATATATCGGATCTCCACCGGAAAAGAATATAATTAAATACATCATTGTCATTCCAAATATATCGGACGGCTTCATTTATTTATGTTGTTGTTATATTTATACTATGCACTACACGAATCGCAAGTTTCCACCGTAAATTGAATCGGTGATGCTTTCGGTTGAGACCGTAAGTAATATTGCCCTGTTTTAAGACCCTTTTTCCACGCATAGAAGTGCATAGAGGTCAACTGGGAAGTCGTTGGATTTGGCAGGTACAAATTAAGACTCTGTGATTGATCAATGTACGGCCCTCTCGTCGCGGCGTGGTCTATCAGTGTTTTTTGACTTAGTTCCCACGTGGTTTTAAATACCTCTTTGATGTTGTCCGATAAGCTGGTATGTTGCACGCTTCCTTTGTCTGCGATAATTTTATTAATTAACTTTGGCGTCCATTCTCCCGTTTTCATGCATGTCAGTTGTAAATACTTGTTAATAATTACAAACTCGCCTGACAGCACCCGACGAACATAAAGGTTGGAAGTTCTGGGTTCAAACGATTCGGTGTTGCCTAGGATCTGAGCACTGCTCGCTGTGGGCATGGGGGCAGTAAGCAAAGAATTACAAAGCCCGTGTCGCATCATATCTTCTCTTAGTTCATTCCAGTTAAATCGACCGGTGGGTTCTACACCCCACATATTAAATTGAAATATACCTTTACTAGCGGGTGATCCTTGAAAAGAAGTATATGTGCCATATTCCTGTGCAAGAGCAATGCTTTTCTTCATTGCGCCGTAATATATGGCTTCAAAAATCTGCTGATTCAAAGACATGGCTTCCGCGGAATCGTACGGAAGTCCCATCATTTGAAATACATCTGACAGCCCCTGTACTCCTATGCCTATCGGTCGGTGGGAATTGTTACTTATTTCCGCCCCAAATATTGGATAAGAGGTTTTATCAATCACCTTGTTCAAATTGGTGGTAACAATACCTGCCATTTCTACTAACCGATCAAAGTTAAACCCATGTTGCGTGACAAATTTTGGCAGGGCAATCGATGCAAGCGTACACACCGCTGTCTGGTCTTTGTCATGGTATTCAACGATCTCGCAACATAAATTACTTCCTCGTATGGTACCCAAATTCTTTTGGTTACTTTTCAGATTACACGCATCTTTATATAAAAGATAAGGCGTACCGGTTTCTATCTGTGTGGTGCATATTTGCATCCATAAATCGCGGGCATTGATTACTTTACCAGTAGTAACAGACTGTTCATAATGCCGGTATAGTTTATCGAATTCTTCCCCGTACACATCCTGTAACCCGGGCGCTTCTGTTGGACAAAACAAAGACCACTTTCCATTTTCTTCTACCCTTCGCATGAATTCGTCCGGGATCCAAAGGGCATAGAATAAATCCCTTGCTCTCTCTTCTTCTACCCCGTGGTTCAACTTTAGTTTTAATACATCGTGAACATCTTTGTGCCATGGCTCAATGTAGATTGCAAACGACCCTTTCCTTTTGTTACCCCCTTGGTCCACATACCGCGCGGTGTTGTTGAATACTCTCAGCATGGGAACCAGACCGTTGCTGGTTCCGTTGGTTCCTTTAATGGGCGTTCCTTTCGCTCTGATGTTGCTGACATCGATCCCTATACCTCCGGCGCTCTTACTAATGAGAGCTACTTCCTTTAGCGTGTCATAAATCCCTTCAATGCTGTCATCCTTCATTGACATGAGGAAACAGGAAGCAAGTTGGTGCTGTTTCATCCCAGAATTAAACAGGGTGGGTGAAGCGTGGGTATACCAACCTTCTGATATGATGTTGTACATTTCAATTGCTTCGTCAGGAGAATCACATAAAAATACCGCCACGCGCATAAGCAAGTACTGTGGTCTTTCCACGATACCGTCTCTGTCTTTTAATAGGTACGACCGTTTTAGAGTACGTATACCTATAATATCATACTGGAAATCTTTATTGTGGTCAATATGAATATCAAAGTTATAACTTTTTATTTTGGATACAAACTCATCCTGTAGTATGCTCCCCAACTTCAGCATGGCTTCGGTGAACGAAGAAGGTGTATTGCTATGCAAATCAAACATCTCTAACCGACCAGCTAGTTCACCATATTCATAAGATTGTGTGGCTAGGGACGCCGCTACTTCCGCCAAATAGGGGATAATGTCAGAAGTTTGCATCGTTTGAGCGATACCCTTGTCTATCTGTTTCGACAATGTATCTGCGTTTACAGTGCTTAAATGTGGCTTTATTTGAATGGCTCGTTTAATAAAAGTCTGTACCTTGGTGGTATCATATGATTCTTGATTACCATTACGATTGATGACAAACATGGTGAGTAAGTAAAAATATGGATACTTATATATGGTAAAATAAAAATATAATTCACGGATTAAATAGAATAAAATGTTAATTATCTCGGAGCGTTTTTGCAACTATCTTTAAATTTGCACCGGAGATAAAACCCGACATGAATGATACGAACACGGTTACTACTATCACAAGTGCAATTCGAAGCACCGGTTGGCGTCCACAACACAGTAAAACCAAGAATAATACTAGATAAACGGGCCCAGTGACTGTTATTAGTATCGATTCGGTTAATGGTGCGTTTTTGTACACTCCTCCCAACACCGTACCGGCCATAGTGCAACCTAGAAGAAAAAATAGTAATATGCATATATAATACGAAGATCGAATAAATCCCTCGATCTCGTCTGACTTATGTTTGTTGAAATACTTGCTTCTACGCATATTTAAAAGACCCTTTTCAATGTCGTCGTCGGACATTTCTTAATATGGCTTTTGTTTATATATGTACAAAATAATTAATCTATATTTTAGCAGTATATTTATATTTCACCCGTTATGTGTTATGGACCGCTGTATTGGTAACTTTTCGTATTTTTTAGTACCATTTTCTAGTTGGCGAACCAACTGGGTGGACCCACTGTTCATTGTTTTAGCAGTAATCTGGTCCACTATTATCGAAACAAACGAGGTAAAATTACCATGGAATTTGGAGGATAATGCACAGATGACAAATATATTGTCCGGAACACTTGGATTTTTACTATCGTTGAATTTGGCCACTTATATGGCAATGAACAAAGATGGGGTATCGCTATACAAAGAATTCGTTGGAAATGTAGAAGCGGTAGCATGGACGGTTTCGACAGAAGGAGACAAATATACTGCCGAATCACTCGACAAGGATGTGGTGATAGAAGACGATAGTTTTGATACCATTCGACTCAAGTATAAAACATTCGCTATACTGAAAATATTACCATATGCTTTAAAGCATTATTACAGGGGGGATTTCTCATTGCAAAATATGCGAAGCAAAGAAAGGGATAAACTTATTTTAGAAGTTATCAATGATATTGAAAAACTTGACAAAACCGCTCCCATGGATGCACTCATGTTTTTGTTGATGATTAAATTTAGACGCGTCGCGGGTGAAGGTGGAGATATAACGGTCATTCATGCCAAATGGGACACCGTGTTTGGACCATATGGAAGTATTGACTCTCTGGTCGGTTATAAAACCCCGGTTATTTTTAACTATATTCTGTCCACCGCACTGTTCTTTTATTTGATGCTATTGCCCCTTGGGTATTCGGAACATTCGTATTATAACATTGGAATTACCTTTGTGATCATGTACTTTTTTCTGGGTCTAAATGCCGCTGGAAAGATGCTCGCAAATCCATTTGTGAAATTGCCAAAGGGTGTCACTATATTCCCCACAGTGTCAAATGTAGCAAAATCGGCCAGAATAACCATAGAGAATATAGAAAAATACGGAGAAAGAACAGTTAAAGGCAAATGGAGAAGGGCGAATGCTCTTAAATTAAAGGCGAATGCTCTTAAATTAAATATGTAAAATTATATTAACGACCAACCATCTCCGCTGTGTAATGGTACGGCTCTATCTACCACTCCGTGACAGGCTCTTTTTAACTCAAATTGACACCTTTTAAAGGTCTCGTATGTACTACCGTCCTTTGTATTCTTAAAGTTAGTCATCATGCGCGACAATATTCGCCAGAATTCGTCGTCCCATTCCATTCGCCACGCCCGTAACATCTTTGGTCCCCATGAGATAAAGATGGCATTCTTCTGGTCGGAACATGCCATCTCCAGATACATTTGCGGAACATAATAATAGGTTACATTTTTGTTGCATTTTTTGGACTTGGCAGGACATTTGATTTCCAGAATACCTTGGTCCGTGATTTTTAAATCCTCTGTGGAGGCATCGAATATCTGATAAAACCCGTCGGGGGTGGCAGACAACCATTCCACGGCGTTATGTTGAACATGTGGGGCTTCGAATGCAATGATGTCGGTCTTCCTATTCAGGAATTCTACCATCGCGGTGTCTTCGTGCTGGCACCCCCATTTCATCCATCCTTGTTGTTCTTCGGTGAATGGTTCCCGTTTCCTTCCTTCGAACACCTCTTCGTACCATGTCAGTCGTTCTTCGTCGGTCTTGCAAAACAAGAAATTGCTCAGTTTACTACCCGATAATTTATTTTTTCTCTTTGCAAACCATTCGGGCGTTCGTTGTTGGGGTTCGTCTAGACCCTGTTGAAGTAGTGAAAAGAAGCGTTCGTGGTCAATGTCACTCATTTTGCATAATCAATTACCACTTATATACTAAATATTTTATTCTAGTTTTTACAGTAGGAACTGACCCGACATATAAAAAATAGCATATAAATACAACTGGCCCGATGTATAAATGTCAGACCCGAAGATGGCCCGACCATACATTGCGGGTGCACAACCGTGGGTACAAAATCCGATGTTCATAAAACAAAGGTATAAAAGACATTGTGAACATTAATAAACCATGACTCGTAAAAAATACGACTGTGATACTTATAACGATGAATACACCAGCGATTCCAGCGCTACTTCCGAAGAATCAGAAGAAATTGACGTGGACGCCGCCCTTAAGATTATCGAGAATAGATGGAGACATTGGGGAAATACCTCTGTAGGCAAATGGGCAGATTCGGTTGATTTGTATGAATTTCTTATAGAGAAACAACCGAGACTATTTCGTTATAATCACCGACATCTTATACTCCCACACGAGGGCGAAATTATAGCGGATCTCCATCTGTTGGTCGAATGCCTATGTGACGATCTAAATATAGCATCTACTACCCCCAAGATATCTCAGGTAGTGTACCATATCTTATCTTGTAGGAATAAGTATTGTGTTATTTCTAGGGATGACAACCACTGGACTCGGAATTGGTCGAGGAAAATAAGAGAAATAGAACGATCCTTTTAATTATACATATAAATATACTATCTTTACATTTAAATGTGTGGTATTCTATTCGCCGAAACAGACGACACCGGTATATTTATTAAAGCCCTTCAAACGCTTGAACCCAGAGGACCCGACGAGTGCAAACTCCACGACGGAGGGGGCCACATGATGGGCCACACCCGTCTGGCCATAGTAAATCCCCACACTGCTACGCAACCAATTACCCGCGGCCCATGGAGGCTTGTATTCAACGGTGAAATATACAACCATGGGGATATAAAAGCATCCGACGGAGAAGTAATACTGGACATGGTGGAAAAACACGGGCCGTTAAAAGCCCCGCAATATTTGGATGGTATATTCGGTTATATATTATACAATGTAGATACAGACGAATATTATGTCACCCGAGACCCTATAGGGGTGATTCCTGTATATATGGGTATATTTGACCACGGGTGTTGGGTGGCGTCAGAATTAAAGGCACTCGAGTTTTGCGAAAATGTTGCTATTGTACCGCCCGGGTATGTTATAACAAGAACAGAAACAATTAAATATCGAAATAATTACCCCTCTCTACCAACTGGCGAACACGGTCTTATTCGTGATATATTGGTAGGCGCGGTAGAGAGAAGAATACCAAGAGAAGTACCATGGGGGGTATTATTATCCGGTGGGTTGGATTCCTCTATTATTTGTGGTATACTCAGTAGTATAGACAGACCGAGGGGGTATCCAGCTATACACTCCTTTACCATAGGGTTGGAAGGATCGCCCGATATCGAGATGGCTAGAAAGCAAGCAAAGCTATGCAACACCATTCACCATGAATTTATATACACGGTTGAACAGGCGCACGATCTTCTGATGGATACCATCTACGCGATAGAGACCTACGATGTGACCACCGTTCGCGCATCGGTTCCACAGTATATTCTGGCCTCGATAATAAAAAAATTCGGGATAAAGGTGGTTCTAAGCGGGGAGGGTTCAGACGAATTATTCGCTGGGTACCTCTACAATCGATTTTGTCCTTCTAGGGAAGAGATGCAAAAGGAGTGTATACGCAAGATGGAAGATCTTCACTATTACGACTGTTGTAGAACAAATAAAACCATGGCAGCCAATGGTATAGAGTGCCGTGTTCCCTTTCTAGACAAGACCTTTGTCCGATATGTTATGAACATTGATCCGAAATACAAAATGTCCGGTAATAAAATAGAGAAGTACATATTACGTGAAGCTTTCAAAGATGTTTTACATCCAGATATATACCAGAGAGAGAAGGCGCAATTCTCCGATGCGGTTGGGTCTAAATGGATCGATTCTTTACAAGAATATGCCGAGAAACAAGTGCCTACCAACCGGATGTATACTCATCAACCGCCCATGACCAAAGAAGCAGCGCTGTATAGAGATATATTTCACTCTTGTTTCGATTTGGAAAAAGCAACCTGTTGTAAATATCACCATGACACAATAGCTTGCTCTTCTTCGTCTGCTCATAAATGGGGGGAATTCGAAAGTGACCCAAGTGCGAAATCTTTGTATAAATAATATATATGTATAATGTAAATGGAGGCATTTGGTGGTAGTACATATGAAATACAATTAACACAACCCTTTAAACCCTTGGATATATTCAAATTGGTATTTGCCATTGTTTATATTATGTTAATATCTATCATCATGTATGCCGAAGTGGAGGTCAACAAAATTTTACAAGACTGGTTAATAATATTGACACATGCGGCTGGTGCGCCTCTTATTATAGTATTGTGGAAAACACAGTGGTTGGCAATCACCTTATTGATAGGAATTATATTCAGTGTTGCTTCTCATGCCTCTATTATTTTCGATTGGAATGTAGAAAAAATAGAACCGATGGATATCGCTTTTGCCAATTTGACCCTAATATTAATAGCAATTGTAGTTATTTTTGATAAGATTCCAGAGTGGACCATACCGGTGTTGTTCACTTTAACGGTATTGAACACTATTTTCTGGGATGTTGTATGGGTATATTCAATAACCGCCGGAATCATCAATTTATGTGTTGCCGCATATGTTTGTTATCGACTGTGTGTTCCCACCCCAAGAAGAAATGTAACCTTTATGGTTATCGGGCTATTGTTGGGAATAACCGGCACCGTATTTTTTCTCCGGGATGGACATCACAGTGATAACAACTATGCAATTCTTCACAGTGTCTGGCACGTTTGTTCTTATGGTTCTCTTTATTTCGCGGTTCGGTCCATACGACCAGATGACGATATACAGGAGTTAAGACGACCTAGAATAGAATTTGCTAGAAAATTAGAGTTTGGTAAATTTGCTTATAAAGATTAACATTTAGTTTTTTTGCTTGGAGGCTCGTCTTCCGATTCTGAATCGGATAATACACGTTTATTACTTTTCACCTCTATCGCGTACTCCTCGTCTGAGTCCGATGCACCGGAAGGATAATCTTCCTCTTCCTCCTCGCTGTCGACATAATCTTCGAGATCTTCTTCTTCTGGGTCCGTATCGCCCGCTTCCCAGTCGCTGCCGTCGTCTTCTTCGGAAGATACGTGATTTAAGAGATCGTTTATTTCTTTCCACGATTGTTCCGTATGGTAAGATAACATTTGTTTCCATGGTAGAGGGTCTGGCCCGGTTTGATAAAATTCAATGGAATTTTTTCCCGCCCATGCTTCCACTTCTTTAAGGCGTTTACGCTCCATACACGAATGCGTTTCCACCTTACACGACTTGAGAACAAAGGTCAGGTCGAAGGTCTTTGTGTAAGAGGTGACTCTTTCACAGAAGATCACTTCGATGTCATTTGTCTTACGATAATAAAGTGCCCCGGCGGACAACACTTCATCCTTGCGAAATACAACCTCGCTCATGGTGGTAGTCTTATGTACACGCGCTGGTAGAATGATATCTTTGGCACAGGTAATAAAGTCTTTGACCAATTGTTCCACTTCAAAGTTTAAGGCGTCAACTGCCGCTTGGTCTTCTGTGTCGTCGGAGGCACCCACTAACCACGATTGTGATTTAAAGTGTAACACCTCTTTCTTGTGGTGTAACCCATCGACCAATACGAACAATTGGACATGTTCTTCGGTCAGCGAGGATGGAAACAAATATACCTGCTTATTCGAGATTTCGGAACCCATGAAAACGAGTTTTTCATCTCTGTGCTCCAACGTGCCAGTTTTTCGTAGATTGATACAGGTGAATTTCATTTTGTTTATTATAGTCGCTACTTTTATAGTTGGTTTTTTACTTTTTAACATACTTTGGCTCTTCTGCGATCGGATTCCACGTGTCCCCGGATCCCAGTAGTACTTGCATATCGGTCCGCGTCGGGCCATCTTGTGCGTGGGTCGGGCCAGTCGGGCCAGTCGAGTCATGTGTTGAGATCCGGGTGCTGTGTGCCGCATAGAGCGGACACTGTCTGAGGTGAGCTGTTTTGAATATACTCCTTATCATTTCTAGATAGGGGTCTGTTATATATACCCCGATCTCGTATAATCGCAGCCAATATTGTCAGGTTCAATATAGCAACGATGCCAGATTCCATACCGAGTATATTGAGATTTAACATGAAGCCATACGTGCTCCATAACGAAGCCGCGACAAAATGCATGATAATCGACCAGCTATGAAGATCAGATGTGGTGTACATTTTCCTTACCTTCCACACCTGTGGGATATTGCTTAGCATAGATATTAAAGCCCCACAGGTAGCAAAAATATCAGGTAGATTCATTTGTATTAAAATGGTATTGGTATATACTATTGTTTTTATAATTCGCTTGTATCTCTCTGGCTCCTCAATAAATTCCTGTATTGTGAAGAGGAAGTCGGGGCCCCTTTCTCGTCTCGAAAATTCACCAAAATGTTTCTGTAAAGAGACCCATATGTCATCTTTATATCATTCACATTTCGGGCACCTGTAATAACAATCTTACCACTTCTAAAAATTAAGAATACGAGTTTGGGGTTGATCGATCGGAATATCAGACCGGGAAATAGATCCGGTGTATACGATACATATAGACCGAATTTATCGGCGATGTCCTTCAATTTAATTGGAAACCCCGCATTTGCCGATGCAACCACATTTTGAATCTCGAAATTTTTAAACATGACCGGTATGCCTAGATTCTGGAATATACGAACATATTTCCTCGCTGCCAACCTTGCTTCCATGGTTGATTTAGAACCGGTAACGACCATGTTGCCAGAGGCGAAGGCCAAGGCGGTGGTTCTAGGCTCAATCGTTCTCATTGTGGCTGCTGCGAAATTTTGAGGGTTAAATTCCATGCATTTGTAATCCAATGCTATCTTATGTAAATTCAGACCCTTGCACCCCAACGAAAAGGTACTTACCACATTTTGCAACTTAAACGGGGGGACTGTTACAAGGGAATTGTTGTGCCCCAGTGTTTTAAAATCCAAGGTTGGTTTCTTTGGCTTTTTTACTTTCGGCATTTTAAATACACCACGATATTTATATACCTGTAAATTACATAAAGGATTTTTGTATATGTTGTTCGTGGGGTGCGCGTGGACGTATATTATAAAGTGGCCCGACTTACACGACGAGCCCGACTTACACGACGAACCCGACTTACACGACGAGCCCGACTTACACGACGAGCCCGACCTAAACTCAGACGCGTAACAACGAATTAAGTTCTATAAATATACCAAACTAATCTGTGAAATGGTAGACAATTATCGCCAACGGGCAAAGAATTTGTTATTGGTCTCTTCCAGAGTAGACGTAAAAAAAGTTGACCTACTAGAACAACAAGCATGGGAACATTCTCCGACTAAATATCCCATTGTTATCCGGAGACTAAGCACCGGATTAAGTATATACGAAGCCATAGCGGAATTGGAACCTATACAAAAGATCCAAGAAGAGGAGACTATGGTAGACGGGGATATTACCTGTCCCAAATGTCATAGTAAGAAGGTTCACCGTATTGAAAAACAAACCAGAAGTGCGGACGAATCTGCGACGGTGTTTTGTTATTGTTCAGAGTGTGGTAAGAGGTGGAAATTCTAGTATAAATATAATACCATGTGTTAAAAATATGGAATGGTATAATATTTTGTTTATTATTGTATGTTGTATTTCTGCTTTTGGATGGCTTGTATATTGTCGTCGTATGTATAAAGAATGGCGCAAAAAAAAGAATGGGGAACCCATATTTACACGTCTAGACTACGAGCCCCCGATATTAGATTCAAATCTCGAGAACCCTTATGTCTAAAGACCGTCGGTGTATTTTGCCCTCGGTGGTCCACGAACCATATAGGTCAACCTTTTACAGAAGCTTGCCATTCTAGAAGGTTTTTTCCGTCTTAGCGGTGTAAAATCATCCTCCACATCGAACTCATCCATGGTCAGTTCGTCGTCGGTTATTCGAAAAATCTCTCGTTCTGGTGAGGGATCTCTATTCATTTTGGAGTATATATATATTACATTTATAGTATTATAAATGAGAGTGGTGTCCATCGATCCCGGCCTTCGTAATTTTGGTTATGCCATCGTGCAGGATGATAAACTGGTTGCGTTTGATTCTATTTGTATATGGGATTTAGTTCCCAAAAAGAAACAAACCGATTATCCATATATCGCCAGAGTATTGGTTGAAAACACAGATATTTTTCGAAATGCCGACCTGATACTAATAGAAAGACAGATGCAATCGAGAATGAAGATGATAGCCTGTGCACTACGTTGTTTCTTTTGGGATAAGTCTAGGATGATTGCACCGATTTCAGTTCGCAAACATTTTAAGATTAGTACCGGCGTGTACAGGAAAAATAAAAAAGCCTCCATAACATTGGTGCCGAAATTTTTCGACGAGAAGCAAATGAAACGGTTTATGGCACATAAGAAGAAGGATGATATAGCAGATGCGGTGTTAATGGCGATGTATTTTATAAAAAAATAGTATATAACTTTTAAATTTATTTACAAATGTCTCGAAAGACTTTTAAAACTTTACCACTGGATGGTGAAAATTTATCACCAGACGCCAAACTCATTGTAGAGCGAGATGGTAGTCACTGGTGCGATTGGCACGATGTCCTCCTCATCTGCAATAGTGTCGGTCTTTTCTGTGTAGGGGTGATATTGTTGGTAGTTCTGATACTTCTTATCGTGTGGCGTGCTCATAGTTGAGAAAGGCGGTAATTCGGGGCATTGGATCAACTTTGTAAATATGTCCAGTCTAGACATTAACTCAGTTGCCTTGTTTTCTATATGTAAATTGTCAGGTCTGGCGTCAAAGGTCCTCCACCTTGAAACCCACCCGGTTTCGTGAACACTCAGGCGTAGTCTGGCGCGGTCTACAACATCTTGCAAATCTGCCAGCGCGTGTTCTACTGCTCGCTTACTCTCGTATGCGGGGTGGTGTTTTGATAGGTGTTCGTATGTTTTTAACATAGAAGAAATGGTTTCCACAGTGTGTGTTTCTTTTATGTCGGGATTGGCATTTGAATTCAATAGATAATCAACTGCATATGTAGTCCCACGGAACAGTATGTTTCTACCAATAAAGTACGTACCCGCCGCTGCCACTGGGTAATACATCACCCATGCCATATTTACTTTACATAGGAAAATACATATATACGGGATTCTCGACAATGTTCGCTCATAATTGATTGCAACTTGGAACCTTCCAATTCTATACAAACTGGTTTTTTCCCAAAAATAAGAAGAACGCTCTTGGTAAAAGCTTTGTACACTACAAACATCACCCTTCCCGGATTTGCCTTGCAAGTGGTCACCACCGCGCGAAGTGTTTTATCGGGTATTCGATTGCGATGAATAGCACTCATAATCTCGTCGTAAGAAGCTTCTGATTTTACGGCGGTTATACTAGTAGGCTTACCTTTTAATATTTCCATTTATGTTTATTATTTAATCTATTTATACAACCTATATTTCTTATATGCTCGTTGTATTTTTTTCGCGTAACCACCGAATTTAATAGACATCCAATCCTCAACTACTTTTTTTCCGGTTTCTTCCACCTGATTTAATACACCCATTGAGGATCTGCCTAATATTTTAGGAGATTCTAGTTTTAGGGCGGACCTCAGTGTGGTGTGTTCTGTTGCATATTTCCAATACGCACAGAATTTATTATCAATGGTATGGATTGCGCTCTTTATTTTAAACTGATAAATATTTCCACCATCCTTTGGAAGTAGAACCATGTAGTGTTTCACACCGATGTTATCCTGTGCTTTGTACCATCTGTACGAACCAGCGGTCATCTTTTTATCGCGTACAATTCGACGTATCGCCTTTTCTTTCTTCGTTTTCAATTCGACGAACACATCTTTGCATTCGGAACAGTGTAAATCTGCCCATGCCGCGCTGGACCCACCGGACAATACCAGCGCATGTTCTCCACACTCTGGGCAAGCGAAGGATTGATTTGATACCCATACTTCGGCGGCCAACCCAATCGGGTGCTTCATCCACTCTTGTACCATTCGATACGTTGATAACTTTTTCAAATAGAAACTATCGAAGTCCTTTTCCCAGAATTCCCCTGTGGATTCGACAGAATAACGATTCTTATCGTTAAAAATAGATTCCATCTCGTTGCTTAAATGCGTTTGTATCAACGAGGTGAACGAGGCGCTAATATCCGATAAAGAAAATCTTGGGACATCGTTTTTAAGAGTTTTGATAAATTGACCAATGGTCTTAAATCGAGAATCGTTGTGGGGTAAATATTGGTTTAAATTACTCATTTGTATGTTTAATGGACCCTTATATACTCAGAATTTTAATCTATACTCCAATTCTTCACAAATTCGTGTCGGGGCACCTTCGAAGTGTTCTTTTAGGGCCCGACGAATAGATTCCCACCCTACAGCATACCTAGCCCAATTATCATCCGGGTTGGTTGAATTATGAATTGCTACTACACAACCATCCGCATTAACTATGGGTGATCCAGACGAACCGAAGAAAGACTTCCCGTTTTCGTCATGAGTATATGCCCCAAAGGTGTTGTTGACGCATTTGTTTTCTCCCATTTTAATGATCTCGTCGTAGTCCACTCGAAAAGGGAAGTTTTCATCAATTTCGCTGTAATTGTTGTCGGGGTCGTAACGATACGGGTTGTGAATCATCAATAGTGGGTCTTTTATCACGGCAGGCGTTTGGGACACCTTGAATACTTTTATGTCCGGTTTGGTACTTGTTACTATTTTCATAAGTGCAATGTCCATTCCCTCGCTGTTATACACGGTCTCTGCCACTCCCCACGAACCGTCGGACCACGCGATTCCTTTAAGTCTACCTACCGCAAACCGGTTGTATTCTTTGTAAGAACCGTGCTCCTCTACCATTGACACAAACTCTTCATTTTCCATATGTGATTCTCTTTCCGTCATATTGCAATGTGCACAGGTTAATACCATTGGACCTTGGGCAGTTTCAATCATGCATCCGCTTCCATTCGACTCCACGCAAACCATAGCTTCTACATTTACATTTGAAAACCAACCAGACCTCGTAACCGCCTTTATTTGTTGTTCACGTTGGTCCACTGTAGCACGAATCAGTTTCGAAAACACTTGCATGGCATCGTATATGTTATAAATATATGCATTCAGGCGCGAAGTTTCACTTGGTATCCGTACCTCATCCATTGAAGCTTCGTATTCATTGTCACCTATTTTAAGAGAATACATAATATGTTCACCATCTACCTTTTTCCCCATGACCTTTGCTTTCTTCCAGATCATATCGTCGTCGTGCCACATGTCTACAGTGTTTTTCAACCTTATCATGGGCGGTTTTCGTCTTGGTTTTCTTGGGTGTTTCGGTCTGGGGGACTTGGGTTTAGGAACGACTGGCGTTTTCAGCAATGCTTTAATATCTTCGACAGCTTGGTAGTCGGTGTCCTCTTCTATAATCTTTTTTATTTTTCCAACCATAGCCGGACGAATAATATAAATCTCCGTTACATAAAGAAGATTTTCTTTAGACATATTTTTACGAACTTTTTCTGACGCTTCTACACCTCCCCATGGATTATCACCCATCTCCTTGGATATAAGAAGCTGAGCGTCGGTAAAATCGATTGCTTTTAAATACACGCAGTTTTCTTTGTTGCTTGGTCGATTGTTCGTGTCTTTGAAAACAAATGTAGGAATGTTTTTTATCAATACAAACGCCACACATGTGATACAATGCCAATCTTGCCACATACAATCTTTTTTGTTACGTATGCCATATTTAGAGTCCACGTCCGCACACGATAGTGATACAACACACACACTTTGTTGCAACCCACGAATAAGATCATTTGCATTTGCATAATCCTTTTTGTTGGAGTCAAATGCCTTTTCGTATTTCATGTCAAATGGAAATGTTTGGTCATAATACTTTAATGTATTTTCCAAATGATCGCCTCTCTTTTTGCCTTCACGTAAACAGAATGCCTTCCTAGCAGCGCGTTCTTCTTTATTCCAAGACCGTTTTTGTGCTATTTCTACGGCTGTGACCACGCTATAAAGAGCACAGAATGGGTTGACTCCTTGGTTGTGCAATCTTACCATGTCTTTTGGAACCCCACTAGCAAACTCTTTGTAGTTATTGAACCCTAAACCAACACCGATATGATTGACATATGTTTTTAACAATGGCTTTGGATTATATTTTTCTTGTTTTTTTTGAAATCTACGAGAACGTCTAGACATATATAAAACTTACTTATTCTTTAAATATTCCATTACCACTCTTTTGCCACCATCGTACATGTTTTTCATTTCGGATGGTTTAATGTTAGTAAAGTTTGTATATACAGCGTCGTCTGGTGAAAATATATGAATCACAATGTTACCCTTACGGAAGGTATTACATGCCCTTTCTCGTATATCGTCGAAGCCAATTTCGAAATACCTTGCCAACTCATTTAAATCGTTGTTTAGTGTGCTCAACATCTGGTCGGTCATAACGCGAAATGATTCTTCTATAAGGGGCAAATACCCTTCTGGTGTAGTCGCTTTGAAGAACAGTTCGTAACAATTGATTGGATAGCATATCATGACATCGATTTCACATCCTTTTGGGTGTTCCTTTATAAACTGGAATATCTCCGGTACCGGTATAATATGACGCAATGCACCGTCCTGATATTTATGAGGCCCGATCTGTATCGGTGGGAATACGATTGGGACCGAAGCACTTGCGGCGATAGCATTCTCCAAATTATCTGTAAAGGTCTCGTATTCGCAAGTGTCTTTATTGTATGCGCCTACCGTGAGAGGAGTAAAACACAAAGTCTCGTTGAAATTTTCGGATATCAATTTACGCATGGGTGCATTTGAATACAGGGAATCGTAGTACCACAGTGCGTCGATAGCATTGGCATAAAACCCCCAACGAGTATGCGGTTCGATGACATGAAATCCACCCAGTTCGAATAAATCCTTCGCATGTTCCATTTTGGAATCAAAGGTTTCTGGTATGGTTTGTGACACCAGACCTCCTACAATAGCTCCAGCGCTAATGCCTGTTATTTGGTGCCAATCGACTCTGTCCTTACCTTCTACTCTATACATACCGTGCAACATACCTACCAATACCGCTCCTCTGTCCCCGCCGGCGCTAAGTACTAATAGTCTCGGGCCAGTTGGGCCACTTCTAATTTTGATTGTTTTGGAACTCATTATACAAACCAAATTGTTAATTTATATATTCTAAATATACTATAAAGGTTGGATTACCGTGATAAAATGCAACAGTCGTTTTACGACGAGAAACAGCAAATTGATAAACAGCGCGAAGAGGCGGATATCATTTACAAATGTTTTATGTCCTCAGACCCTACCACCCTTAATACTATCATACGAGAAATACGAGATTTGACTCTGGCAGAATTTCCAAGCGGGTCTGAACGATTACGCACCATGTTAAACCGAGCACTCGGCGGTGATTCACGTATTGCAAAACACGGGGCACTTTTGTTTGGGTTGTACCTGACCCCCGAATATGCAAACAAACTTATGAAGGAGGCAAAGGTAGACCCGACGAGGTTTCGTTGTTACTACACACAACATCTGCCCAAGATGTGTCAAGATCATTTGAATGGAAAGCCGAGGTTTGATTCCATGCAAGCATTTGTAGAAGAGGCAAGAGTAAGATATATCATAATTTAAACACCGTGTGTACTACATATCAATTCTTTTATATCAATCGGGGTCTCTTTGTATTTCACTTTCATCTTCTCCTTCATTTTCATGACTATGTAACATAAAATGAATATATAATTCAGTATAACCAACACAAAACACATATTGATCAACATCTCACGCATCTTTTCATGGTTATATTATATATATATACTGGACATTTCCTTGTGATCTGATACCAACGCTATTACGGGCGTAATCTTAAGACCTGTTGTGCAAGCCTAGCTCAACTCAGAGACAGGGCCTCTATTTAAAAAAGTTTTTTTATTTATTTAATTAATTCATACTATACTATTAAGTACACTACTATCCTATGTAATTAACATGGGTATAACATGAAGGACATTTAATTAAATAAAATAGTGGTTTGGTTTGAGGGGTGCCCTCTCTAAAATTGTTAACAGGCAAATAGGCCCAAAAAATTTAGTATGAAGACAGCGTTGGGTCGGATCAGTCGGGCCACTTGTGCGTGACGGGCCATATGTGCGTGACCATTTATGTGCATAAGTCGATGACGAAATGGGAAAACGAAAAGTATAATACAACTATATTCTTTAATTAAATGTCAAAGAAAAAATCAAACATGTCTTCTCAATATCAGAAAGTAAGTGCAAGAGATCACGTCCTACTACGTCCGGACACCTACGTTGGTTCCGTAGAACCGGTAACATGGGACAATACTAATATCGACAGTGGAGAACTGAAGGTCATACCAGCCCTCTACAAAATCTTCGACGAAGTGTTGGTTAATGCCTCTGACAACATCAGCCGGGGAAAGACAACCAAAATAGATGTCAATATCACCGACAAGGGATTCATTGTAGAAAACGATGGAAAATGCGTACCGGTTGTCAAGCACAAAAAAGAAAAGATGTGGACCCCAACCCTTGTCTTTGGTCATTTGCGCACCTCCAATAATTACAATGACAAGGAAGAACGTCTCACGGGAGGTCGCAATGGTTACGGTGCCAAACTGGCCAATATATTTGCAACCAATTTCAAAGTATCCATCTGGGATCACCGTAAGAAGAAATGTTTTGTTCAGACATGGGAGAACAACATGAGCAAAGTGAACAGACCATGTATTACAGATTACGAAGACACCAAATCAAGAACCATGGTGGTTTGTGCGGTAGACTTGGAAAAGTTTGGCATTCAAAATATACCAAAATCCACTATGTGGATGATGGAACGTCGTGTGCACGACCTCAAAGTATGCAACCCATCACTAACGGTCTTCCTGAACGGCGAAGAAATCACGATGAGACCGGACGAGTATGTATCGACCTACATGTCAGAGATCGTGTTCCGACAAGACAACAAACGTTGGCAATTGATGATCGGTATCAACGACACTGGTGATTTCCAACAACAGTCTTTTGTCAATGGAATATGGACACGCAATGGAGGTACTCATGTGGACTATATCTGGAAACAGATTTACAAACAACTGGACCCCATCTTAAAGAAACTGAAACTCAAGACATACGAAGTCAAACGTAAACTGAGCATGTTTCTATCGTGCAAACTGGTCAACCCCACATTTGACTCACAGATCAAAGAGACCTGTACTCTGCCAGTCGCCAAGTTTGGTTCAGAGTTCAAGGTACAAAAATCTTTTATTACGGCGGTGAAATCCTCTTCCTTTATGGAAGTATTGGAAGGTATGGCCAGCAAAAAGGACGACAAGAAACTGTCCAAAAACGATGGAAAGAAGCGATCCTCTGTAGATGTTCAAAAACTGACCGATGCCTCTAAAGCAGGCGGTTCCGAGTCCGATAGATGCACTATAATCCTGACAGAAGGAGACTCTGCCAATGCGCTGGCACTGGCGGGAATGTCAGTGGTTGGAAGCAAATACTATGGTTCCTACCCACTCAAGGGAAAGATACTAAATGGATACACTGCCGGAACAGACAAATGGTCCAAGAATGCGGTGATCACCGATGTGATAAAAGCATTGGGTCTCAAACACGGGGTAAAGTACAAAGATGTAAAAGATTTGCGTTATGGTTCAGTATTGGTAATGGCAGATCAGGACACGGATGGGTTTCATATCAGAGGTCTTGTGTTCTCACTGTTTGGTTCACATTGGCCAGAGTTGTTGTGTATTCCGGGATTCATCAAGGTGATGCGAACGCCTCTTGTGAAAGCATTCCGCGGTAAAACATTAGTACACGAATTCTTCAACGAAGAGTTGGCACACCAGTACATAAATGAACACCCAGAATTACGGTTTAAATTCTATAAGGGTCTGGGTACTTCCACCAGCAAAGAAGCAAAGGAA